CCCTAGTCTTCAATTTTATGTAACTGGATTCTGTATTAAAAAGAATCTATAATAAGTTAAAAAATAATTTAAAAAACTTTATAAATTATGAACAGAGAAAAGATTATTGTACCTAGAGGAATTAGGTATATAGGAGAATGGAAAGATTTCTGTTTTTCTAATTTTCCAAGAAAATGTATAATTAACAAACAACTTCCAGGTTGTGGTTTCACTGAATACTGTATTAATGGTCCTGAGAATGTAATACTTTGTTCTCCCAGAAAAATGTTATTAGAAAATAAGAAAGGACAGCATGAAAATGATGTATATCTAGTAGTAAATGAAATGGATAAGGATCCAGATTCTGATAAGGATATTAGTAAAGATACTAAACCAAAAGAATTTGTATTAGTAGAAGAGAAAAAAGATAATTCTGAAATCTATGAAAGACTATATAGAGAGATCGATACTTATACCTATCAAAGATATTTATCAGGTTTACCAGCCAAAATCCTTGTAACCTATGACTCATATAGGATTGTTAAAGATATTCTTGAAAAATTAAGGATTTTTGAAAGATTTGTGACAGTAGTAGATGAATTTCAGAGTATCTTACATGATGCTCGCTTTAAAAGTAATACTGAAATGAGATTTATGGAATATCTTAAACAATCTCCAACAGCATACTTTGTTAGTGCAACTCCTATGATGGATGAGTACCTAGAAATGTTAGATGAATTTAAAGATCTTCCTTATTTTGATTTAGATTGGTATAGTTCAGACTCTAGTAGAGTAATCAAACCAAAATTAGATATTTATCTAATGAGATCAGTTGGTGAAAAAGCTTCAGAAATTATTCAAAAGTATCTTTCAAAAGACTTTGATGAAGTAGTAGTAATGAGAGATGGTCAACCTGTAAAAGTAGTATCAGATGAAGCAGTATTTTATGTAAACAGCGTGAATCATATTATATCTATTATCAAGAAAAATGAATTAACTCCAGAACAGGTAAATATTCTTTGTTCTAGAACTGATGATAATGCTAAAAGAATAAAAAGAAAATTAGGAAAATCTTTTACAATAGGGAAGGTACCTAAGAAAACAGAGAAGCCAAAGATGTTTACCTTCTGTACACGTACCGTTTATTTAGGTGCAGATTTTTATAGCTTATGCGCTAAATCATTTATCTTTAGTGATTCTAATTCAGATTGTTTAGCAGTTGATATTAGTGAAGATTTACCACAAATTTTGGGGAGACAAAGACTATTCAATAATCCTTGGAAAAATAGTGCTACTTTCTATTATCGTACTACTGCAGATTATAGAGAAATGAAAAAAGAAGATTTTCAAGCAATTCTAGATAGAAAAAATAAAGCAACAAATGATTTACTATTATCTTATAAATCTACACCTGATACTGCAAAATTTTCATTAGTTAAGAAATTCGAAGAAGCAGTACAAATTAAAAATTATCTTAACGATTATATAGCAGTCAATCACATAATTAACTCTAATGGAGATATTATCTTAAAACCTGTTATTAATAAACTTGTACTAGTAAATGAAATTAGAGCTTTTCAGATTCAACAAGTAGATTATAGAGATAGATTTAGTGTATTTAGTTCAATTCATTCTAGTTTAACAAAAGATGATATATTAAATAGAGATGTAACAAGATTTTTATGCATTTATGATACATTAACAACTATTTATGATAAACTTAAAATGTTATGTGAATACCCTGTTTCTAGAGAAGTAATAGATTTAGTTTTACAACAAATAATAGATTCTGATGAAGTTAAATCTTACTATTTAGCTCTAAGTCCACAAAAGTTAAAAGCTTTGTCCTATAATTCATCCAGAATAAAGAAAGAACTTGGGATAGTAACATTTAGTCCAGAATTACTTAATAACACAATTCATCAAAATTTTAATCCAGGAGAAAAGTATAGTTTATCAGATCTTAAGACAAAACTAGGAAATTTATACTCCAATATTAATTATACAGCAACTCCAAAGGCTAATGATATTCTTAATTATTTCGAAGTAAAAGAGGTTCAAAATACTATGTTAGTAGATGGAGTAAAGAAACGAATTCGTAGTTATGAATTATTAAAAAGAAAATAACATTAAAAGCCTTATATATGATGTTATAAATTAATAAAATATGAAAAAGAAGAGAAGAATATTTGAAGATCATGAACTTACAGATTATTATAAGGATCGAAAAGTATTAATAGAGATTACAAAAAAAAGTTTTTCAGAATCCCATATCACTTACTACATCAATATAGAGTTATTGAGAAATAAGTATCTAAATTATACTGATTATGTAGCTGAACGTAGTATGTGCTTAATAGATCATTCAATTATATCTTGTTCAGAAGATTTAAATGGGTTAATGAGAGTTCTTTTGCAACATAAGTGTAAGAGAGCTAAGAGGTGGTTATTGAAAGTATTATCAAGTTATCCATTTAGAGGAACGGGTCATATTGTAGGAGAGTACATAGATCAGGAGACAGGATTTTTAGATATAGAGAAAGCTGAGAGAGATCAAGAAGAAATTTGGAGAAAAGAGAGTAATTAATTTTACTCTCTTCAATTTATTATTTTTATATAACTAATATGATAATTAAACGAAATTTAATTCAAAAGGAATTTGCAGAAACTAGAACAGATTCATTATACTGCGTGTCCAAATATAATGATGAAATAGGATATGAGTTAATCAAAATGGCAGAATTCTATGATGAAAGGAATAGTAATTTAGAACACTGGATGGAGCAAATAGATGGATTTATTGATAGGATTAAAACTCAAGGAAAACTAGCTGTTCCATCTAATTCACCTCAATACGGATTTATTAAAATTGAAGATAAAGGTGTAATAGAAAGTAAATTAGGATCTGATTTTGTGGAAAAATATGTTGAAGATTCTGCAATAGATTATATAAATAGTCTAAAGAATGATATACTTAAGATGAAAAATTCTGGAGAATTAAAATATGTAGGTGCTATAAAAGCAAGAGGAGGATTTACTTATGACTCAGAAACCTACAGATCATTTTTCAAGTATATCGCTCTTTGTTTAACAGGACAAATGGACTATTCTTATAATAATTTTTGGGAGGATTTACATCTTATATCTAGAACTACAATAAATTTTTCGAAGAGGATAATGAATATGAACGCTGATTATCTATTTAAAATAATCTCAAATTGTTTATATCAACTTAAAGGTTATCCAGATCCAGCAGGTAAATTAGTTAAATATTTGGTTTAGGTTAATAAATCCTTGAAATTCTTATAAATGTAATTAAAAATAAAACAATTATGGAAGAAAGAGAAATTTCTTTGGTTAAGGGAAGACAAATTTCATTAACAAAAGGACTTAAACAGCTTAAAGTAGAAGTTGTTTGGGAAGAAAACAAGAGATCTGTTAGTAGTGATGAAGATTTTGATATTGACCTAATCATAGTAGAATTAGATGAGCGAGGTCGTGCATTATCTCCAGATCATCTAGTTTTCTATGGTAGTCTTGAACAAACAGAGGATTATAAATTTACAGATCCTGAAAGAAGTGTGGTGCATTCAGGTGATGATAGAGACGGCTCTGGAGATGGAGAGGAGTGTATTATTTATCCTGGAAAGCTCAATTCAAGAGTAAAAGATATTGTATTCTTAATTAATATCTATGATTCAACTTCTAGAAAACAAACCTTTAAGATGATTAAGGGTGCGGAAGTTAGAGCTTATGAGGATGGAAAAGATATTGCTAAACTTGTATATCGACTTGATGAAGATTATAAGGATGATACAATCTTAGTCTTTGGAAAAATGACAAGAATTGAAGGTAATAAATTCACTTTTACAGCACTCGGAGAAGGGTCTAATCAAACTTTATTTAAGAGTTTGGTAAAATATGGCCTTAAGTTCAAAGAGTCAGATATTTAATGAAGGCGATTCATTATACATGTTTTTTAGGGAGTACTAGAGGTATATATCAATATTTGATTTTTCCAGAGTTTGAGATTGAGTGGAGTATGGACTATAATACCGATAACTCAGGAATTAAGTATCATCGAGATTTGTTTGAAGCTAGATATAATGATCTTTTAGAGAATATCGATCTAGATAAGATTTCTTTACGATTTCCGGTAGAATCTTTAAAACGTCCTGGAATATATAGTGATAGTATTGTGAATGTTTATAAAAATGCAGGTCCGTTACGATGGTATAATGATTATTCTAAAAGGATTATGTTTGTGATTCATTCACACAAAGCTTTAGGAAATAATTTAGGTCGTTTACTTAGAAATTCTTATGCGGAATGGATAAGTTCTGATTATATCAATGATGATAGTTTCTTTAAAAGTATTATTTCAAAAGATGAAGTAGATTTTTTAAAAGAAACTCCGGAAACACTTCTAGAAATCTTAATAAACCCAGAAACAACTCCTAATTTCGGGATATACTTAGAAATGAAATTATTAAAACAGTTTAATTTAATATAAACAATTATGGAAGAAAGAGTAATTAGCTTAAGAAAAAATGGTACAAGAACAATTAGCCTAAGAAAAAATCAAGAAACAGAAGGTGAAAACTTTGATTATGTTTATGTAGGGCTTAGATGGGCTCCGGCAGTAATCAAAGGTGGAGTAACTGGAAGAAAGACTCATGTTGAAAGAAAGACAGTTAAGACAGGTAGTTTCTTTCAAAAACTATTCGGTACAGGTCCATCAGAGATAATCGAAACTGAAGTAGTAGATAATCCTGGAACATTCCGACCTGATAAACAACTTGATATTGATCTTGATGCTAGCGTTGTAATGTTTGATAAGTCTAAGAAACAGTATGATATTGTTTATTACGGACATCAAACTTCTAAAGATGGTTCAGTTGCTAGTTTACTTGGCGATGACTTAACTGGAAAGAATAACTCAAAAGGTGATAATGAGTTAATTCGAATGGAGCTTGGAAAAGTTGCGCCGGAAGTAAAATATATGACTGTGATTTTGAATATTTATCAGCACATGGGAAGAGATTCTAGAGCGCTTGTATTCGATCATATTCCTTCGGCGACTATGAAGATCTATAGTTCGGATATGAAAGTAACAGATAGTAATAAGATTAATCAACTTAAGACTTTCGCCGACTTCCAGATCGACAATAATCCAGACTTTATTGGTAAGAAAGCATTAGTTCTTGGTACTTTTGTTAGAACTGGAGAAGGAAACTCTTGGAAATTCTCATTATCAGGAGCAATGACAACTGAAGAAGGAATTCAAGAGATGATTAAAGGTTCAATAAAAGCTGCTCTTAAGGAACTGTAATATAGAATAAAATTAAGAAGAAGATAAATCAAAATATCTTCTTCTTTTTTGTTTGTTCGGGGAGGAGAAAAAAAAGAAGATAGGATTTTTGAATGTCCTATCTTCTATATTTTATTAGAGTCCTCTTACTTCAAAGCTTGTTTTAACGAACTCTGCTCCACATAATAATCTGGCAAGTGATACTACTTTTGTTGTTAGATTCACTTTTGTAGTTTTTCCAGATTCTACGTTAATTACATCACCTCCTTCAATTGTTGCATCTCCAAGAGGTTTTACATCTTTTATATAACCTAAAGAAAAACAGTCTCCGTTTGTATTCTCTAGGTTTGAAAGATTTAATGTTCCGACTCCTGTATCCATTGTAAGAGGAGCCAGTTTATATTTTCCTGATTGTCTGTAATAGTAATCTAGCGGTTTTCCTTCATTGATCAACTTCGTCTTTCCTTTCGAAGTCTTTAACCTATACACAATTCCTCCGATCACCAATACTGCAATTCCGCCAAAGATCAGTAATTTAACTGTTTTCTTACTTAATCCTTTCTTCTTTTTTTCGTCTTGTTCTTCTTTCATAATCTTTTAATTTTTATTTAATTATTTATACATTAATAAGGCTTTGAGGGGAGAATAAAAAGGAGGGAAATTTTAACCCTCCTCTTCTACTTTAATAATATAACCTCCAAATAAATCTTTATAAGTTTCTTCAAAATCCTTCATTGCTTCTTCGAATTTTCCTTCTCTAAATTTATCTCTCAGTTTTGATTTCTTTGTGATTAACCATCTAGATTGTGTTATGCCATATCTTGCTAACATAACCCATTCTCCATAATTAAATTTGAGTAAACTTTTTCCAGCCGTACATTTAAAAGTAGCAGCTATAAATCCAGTATTAAGTGCTACAGCTTCTAAGTGAGTATAAAATAACATTCTTCCGAGTTTTGATCCTTCTATAGTATTTAAATTTACCATAGGGATTACTTTCTTTATTGTTAATTTACCTTCAGATTCATTTATTAGCTTTATTGCCCAACATACTCTTACTAGGATATCTGTTATTAATGCAGCTGGATATGTTGAAAGGTGATATCTAAAATCATATCCTTCCAGGTACATTTTCTCAACTATTCCAAAAATTAATTGTCCATAGTCGCCGAAATTTTCCAGGTATCCAATCACGAAAGTAAACGGCGCTGGTAATCCTCTGGTTCCATTTACATCTGAAAGTAGATGTTTTATTACTAGATTAAATGCATCTACTAATTTTTCAGCAACTCTCTTATTTCCGTCTTTAAAAAATCCTTCCATATCTATTGTTCGAATTTCTCCAGAGTCCATAAAAGTCGCCGTATTTTTCATCGTGTCTTTTATTCCTGTTATTATACCGGCGGGACTAGGATCATGACCTACTCCAGTAATATGATGAAGACTAGGTGATAGTCCTTTAATCTTATGTCCAGCCCTCTCTACAAATTTCTGAGAGTTAACTGATTGATCAAATGTTACTTTAGCCTGTTTTTCAAGTTCTTTCACTGTCTCTTCTGAAAGTTTATTATCGAAGAGACTCTGAATCATTCCCGAAATTCCTGAAACTTTTTCCGGACCACCTCTAAATACCATATCTACCGCAAAACCTACCATTGCTGAACCTATACAAATTAAATGTTCAGTTTGGTCTAAGTCTACTGTATCCTTGAACCTCTGATCTAATGTTTTATAAGATTCTGCCCAGGGATATATACCACTAAAATTCGGTTCTGGGTTTATTTCTTGTTGTGCTGCTAATACTAAGTGCTCAAACTTAGGGAGAATTAGTAATTTTTCCTCTCGAACCATCATCTTATTGTTTAATTCTTCGAGAGCAAATTTTTCTCTTATCTCCATAACGTCTTCATGATAACCTTTAGAAATCAAAACATTTTCTAGAAATGCTACTCTTTGTTCTGCAGATTTCCTTAGATTTATTAGTTGTTGATTATTAAAGGACTGATCTCTTGTAAGTTTATTTATAACCTTACCAGAATTTTCTAAAAATTCTTTCATACCACTTTCCTCCTTTCTTTTCTTGTTCATTAATTTTTTCAATTATTTTCTCGGTTAACGCGTCTCCTTGTTTAACCAATTCTGAAATCTCCCAAATATCTTGTCGATTATCTGATATTGCCATTGATAATCTTATGATATTATCTTCGATTTTTTCACACTGTCTTTTTAGTTCGGCAGTTTCTTCTTTCTTTTTATTTCTTCCAAATAAATCCATAATATTTTAATTTTTTAAGTTATTGTTTCTAGGGTTGTAAAAAGAAAATCTATAAAACTCTACTATATATCAAGTTCTATAGATTATTCCATACATTAATAAGGCTTTGAAGGGACAAAAAATAAAAACCTACTCATCTTCACAGACTTTCGGTTTTCATCAATTATTAGTGGGATTATAATGTTTCTAATTTACATCCTAATTCCTCTTTCAGCATAAATTCATTAAGCAGATTTATTCTTGTCTTGATTCTCTTAACTAAATCTTGATCAAATATATAACTGCTTAAGTTTTCTGCTCCGATGGATATTGTCGCTAATTGGATCCACTTCGTTAATTCAGTGAGCGATCCATTATAATATACTCTATAAAATCCATCTCTTTCGGTTATCATAGACAATGTTTCAGTTTCTGGAAAGATATTTTTTATTTCTTCCAGAGTTAGTGATAGTCTACAATCTACCCATTTTATGTTATTCTTGGGATTGAATTTTTCTTTGATTTCATCCCAAGTTTTCCATCCTCCTTCATTTAATCCTACTGCTGCTCCATATCTTACTACAGAAAATTCAGCTCTTTTTCTTAGGATTCCTTGAAGTTCAGTTTTTGATACATCATATCCTAATTTTCTCAAATTAGTACACAATGAATCAATATCTACCGCTTTATAGCTATGTTCAACAATTATTCCTGCAGCGTAATAATATAAATCTTCATAGGAATCTTCTTTAATCATTTTCTTATCAATGACTGATTCCTTCATTACTATTGCAGAACTAGTCTTACTTACTAATACTTTCGGTTTTTCTTTACCACTTAAGAGTTTTAAATATTCTCTTTTTGGTTCTTTTCCTGTAATCTTTCTGTATAATTCACAACAGATAGATAAGTCTTTTTCCGCTTCTCTGAATACCAACTTATCATTTCTTCCGTCATAATATACATTTAGCGTTACTGAATGTTTTGATAAACCATTTACCCAAGTTTTTATTTGGATTTGATTTATTCTTTTCACACCTAATACCTTGGCAACATTATTTCCAGTTACTCCGTCACCTCTGTTATATGTAATAGAATAACTTAGCGCTTCCATGATATTGTCTAAGGTGTTTATTCTAATTCTTTCTTCTTTATTCCTTTTCTTCGAGGGAGTAGTTATTTCTTCCGGTTCTTCTTTTATTTCCGGCTCTTTTCTTACTCTTCCCGATTCTTTTACTAATACCTTTTCAAGTATTTTTTCAGTGAAGATTTCAAACTCCTCGTCATTCATAGCTTCTTCATTTTTCAGCTTAATAACAAGTGGAGTTCTTTTTCCTTTCATTTCTTTCTTCACTATATTTAATTCACTGTTCATCCATGTGAATAACAACTCATCAGCTTTTCTCTTGATTAAAGCTTTATCCAAGCTTCTTCCAATTTCACTATGAACTTCGCTAATTAAGTTTTTTACATGTACGTCTGAGATAGTTTTATTTTCTCTAAGTGAATTTAACAGACCTCTTACCAATTTTTCCTGGTAAGCATTTTTTTCTAGTCTTTCCATTTTTTTTTATTTTTATTGTTTTACTTTAATTAACGGCATATTTCACAAACATATACTTCTATGATCGCATAGTCAGGAAATTCCGTTTGATCTTCTTTAACAGTTGTGTTACCAATAATAGTGTAAAGTACATCCTTACGACTAGGAGATAACACTACATCATCTGTTATTGTTTTGTACTTAACTCCAACTTTATCTAATGCGTTCTTATAAGGGACTCCATTCCCTAAAAATCTCATGTTAATTGGAGTATTTTCACTAATTTCTTTTAGTTCTTCAAGAGAGATAGTATAAAATATTACTTTCCCTCCTACTTTAAATACTTCTTCGAACATAGAACTGTGAAAAGTTCTATTAACCGCCCAATACTGACGTTGTTCTTTTTTAACACTTTCTTCCATATTCTTATTTTTAAGTTCTTTTTTGTGTCAATTTCCCATTCTGATAGGCTAAATTTTGAATTTGTCTCAGAAGGGATTTATTTGTTGTTTGGAGATTTTGATTTTCTCCACGGACAATGTCTAACTTTTTTTGGGTTCTATGTGAATTAATTATACTGACAACCGCACATGTTAGACCTATTCCTATAAATGCTAATTTCCAATAATTTTTCTCTTTCTTTTTGTTTTCTTTTTCCATATTCTTTTAAATTCTTTTTACATATATAAGGCTTTCAAGGAATGAAACAAAAACCCCGATCTTCACAGACCAGGGAATTTTTTGATTTAAACAAAACTATCATTAATAAGGCTTTGAGGAGAATAAAAAAGGAAGCTTATAAAAGCTCCCTAAGTTTTTCCATTTTCATTTCACTATCAATTTGATCAAGGCTGATTTCTTCTGCTACTTTTCTAAGTAATTCACAGGTTTTTAAGAAATTTTCAACATCCTTTATAACATTTTCATCAGGACATTTAAATCTTGCAGTGTGTAACAGATCTTTAATTTTCCAAATAAGCATCTCGTGATTTCTTTGAAAATTTATGCAATCTTCACTGTACTTTTTTCTTACTTCCTCTATCCTATCAAAATACTCCTTTTTGAAGTCATTCCTCGTTTTCTCTAATGAATTGAAAGTTCCATTTTTGTACTCTTTGTATTTCTCGAAGAAATATTCTCTTTTAATTTTCCCCGATTTTTCTTCATAATCTCCTTGCTTAGCTAAAAACAAGTTGTGATTTATTGTCTCTACCCTCATTAATTCCATGAGACGTAAACAAATTTCTTCTTTTTCCATATCTGTTTTCTTTTAAGTTTATAATACACTTATAAGGCTTTTAAGTTATATAAGACATAGTGAAGAGAATACTTAAATAAAACAGAATCATAATATTTATTCATATATTTGTAATCTTCCAAGAAAGTCTTTCGATCCATCTTATATGGTGAAATTTGTTTAGGATTAGGAATTAGGTACTTGATATACTTACCTTTCTTAATCTTTTTCTCATGAAGTCTAAGTTCCTCAAGTTTTAATATATATGGTCGAAAAGATATCCAGTACCTAAATTGTTTAATTCCAAATCTCTTATATTGTCCTCCTCGATTACTAACTTTTAAGACCATATCGAAGAGTATTCCCTTTTTAATTCTGTTATCTAGAATATTAAGTACTTTTTCTGGATCCTCCCAATGAGATCCTATAGTATCCATCATATGTTTTTTAGATCTGAATGGAAATTTTATGGGAATTATTATTTCTTGTTCGTTCCAAATCGAATATGGCGAGTTTATATAAATTTCTTTCATAACATATATAAGGAAAATAAAGGGAAGAACTTATAATCGTTCTTCCCCATTATATTATCTTTCGAAAAATCCTGGAGCGCTAACTTGTTGATTAAAGTTTCCAGATTCACCCAATCTCTGAGTTTTCTTTTCAAGCATCTGTAATCTTTCTTCGTAGTCAGTTCCATTATTTTCAAGAGTTGTAATCTTACCATTAATCTGTGTGATACTAGTATTAATCTTACCTATTTCAGTAGTTAGGTTAGTATTTACCTCTTCTATTTTTGTAGTTAGATTAGTTCCTAGTTCAATTATTTTATCAGTAAGTGTTTTCTCTAATGTCTCTATCGTCTCCTTGAGTTTTTCATTTTCTGCTTCAAGTGCTGAAATATTATTCTCTAAGTCTTGAATGATAGTAGTTAGAGTTTTATTACTAGAATCAATTACTGCATTAGTTGTTGTCTGCAGAAATATATCTTCTCCGTTTTTTATTAATTTTGAAATCATACTTTTCTAAGTTTTGCAATTTCAGCCTCAAGTTCTTTCACCTTAGACTCAAGTTCATTAAGTTTTTCTTCTTCTGGATCAGGGGTTGCTACTTTAAATACTGCTGCTTTTCCATTAGCTTGGAAGAAACCATTAGGAGCATTAACTTTACTAAATATAACAGCATCAGTAGTATCAATCTTAAGATGTCCACGATTAGTTTCGTGAGGATTATCTCTTCTAGCAATGTGAGCGTTCATAGCTGCCTCTACTTCATCAATTCTCTTATTTAATTCAGCATCAGCGGCTTCACGTTCTTCTCTTTCATTTTCAAGCTCTTCCTGCCAATCGTATGTTCCATCACTTGGGCCTACTCTAAGTGATGGGTTACTACTGCTGGAAATTCTTACACGAGGAGTTAATAGTTGTGCCGAAGATGTTTTTTCGCTAACGGCACTAATAACTTCTTCCTCGTGAGTTTCTTCATCAGCAGAAATATCACTCATCATTATTCCTTCCAAGGCCATTTTTCCTGCAGATCCAACAGACATAAAGAATCCATTAGCTGTAACTTTAGAGAATGTAACTTCATCACTTTCTCCAACACCAAGCTGTTCACGAGTTACATTATGAGGATTATTTTTGTCTTGGATATGAGCATTAAGTTTATCCCAAAGATCGTCAATTCTCTTATTTATTGCTTCATCTGCTTCTTTTCTTTTATTTCTTTCTTCGGATATATCTTCACCCCAAGCAACTATTTTATCGATTTCAAGAAGAATTTGATAAGCTACTTTTGCAGATATTCCCCAGTTATCCCATTCAGTAGGTACTTCTAAGATTGTAGCTGGTCTCATTAATTCTTCTATAGTTCGAATCAAATCACGTCCAATACTTTTCTCTACAATAATACCATCATTCTTAACAATAAATGCAGTTCTTCTAAATTCATCTACATAAATAATATCATTCCAAATTGGATCTGATGCTGTCCAAGAAAAATCATTAGGATCACTAGAAGTTACAACAGCTACTTTGTTTCGATAAGCATTGTATACTGTATTATTTTCTTTATATTTATAATATTCAGATATATAATACTTTTGATCCTTTTCAGTTACCTGTGGATGATCCCATTTTAAAGCTTCAGATTGAAATGAATTTGGAGTGTCAGCAGTTACTGGTTTACCTTCACTATCGATTTTACTAGGTTTTCCATTTAAATATACAAAGTATGCTGCTGGGTCTAAAGGATCTTCACAGAAGTCATCAGGAAACATGGCTACAAGAGATTCTACATATTTTCCAGGATATTCTAGAAGATCACTTGGTATTTTTCCAGTATCATCTACAGTAACTAAACCATGGATTGGAATACTATTATCATTTCCATCTACTACGCCATCTTCATTAGTATCTACTTTAACTGTAGTAGATGAGTTCTTATTTAAAAATGCTAATGCTAATTCTTGATAGATACCTCTAGCTCTACCTACTAGAATTTTTTCAATAGCATTTTTATCATCTGCATTATTCGGATCTAAGTATGTGTAATCTCCATTTTCTTCAGTATCATGAACTTCTGCAATAAAAGCCATATCATTTTCGAGATCACTTAACTTTGTAGGAAGATATCCAGGAGCCCATTTTCTAAACTTATAGGGATAAACTTCTCTTTCAATTGGATCAGTAATAGAACTAGGTATCGAAGCCCCATCTTTTATACTACTATCATAATAAAATTCAACTGCAGATCCTGAAGAACTACTTGATTCTACAACTCTTACTATACAGCCATCTTCAAGTCTTCCTTTTGGAATAGCTTTGAGATCTTCTATTGTTCTAACACTTTTCCAACCACCTTTTCCATAAATTGCTTCATGGGTAGGGTATGTATCTTGATCAGTATAAGGAACTATAGGAGCTGAAACATTTATACCTTTTTTATTTTTTTCCATATTATTTAAATTCTATATTTAAAACTCCTGTTTGAGGATAATCAAATACTATTACAGAATAATCTTCTTTACCAAATTCACAAGAGAAAGCATTATTTTCCATATTTCCAGTAAGAAGTCTTATAGGATTTTCATTTTCATTAACCTCTCCATATATTTCAGTAGGAATCATATAATATACATATAATCCTGAAGTATAGTCATTACCCTCATCATCTACACTACAGTCTACATCATCTAAAACAATTGAACGTTCTTTAGATAAACTTCTATTTCCATAAGTTTTTCCATTAATTACTATTTTACTAATATCATTTGTCTTAGATTTACCCCAAATTCTAGAATTAATAAATTCATAAGTAATATCTTTAGAGATACTAACAGATCCAATAGAATCTGATGAACTATCATTACTATACAGGACAGATAAAGTAATTACAGTATCTCTTGAAATATTTTGATTATAAATCCATACCCAAGTGTATTCATCTTCACTAGAATTATTCATTCCTCCGGAAAAAAGACTTCCATTTATATATATGCTTACGCTAACGTCTTCTCTTTTTAATTTCATCCCATTATACCAAACTTCCCAAGCAAAAGAAGGTTGTATTCTAGTTCCATTTTCATAAAGACCACCACTTATTGTTGGGTTACCTGAAATTGTATAATCTGGAAGTAATCGTATCTCTAGAACTGTTCCAAGGCTATGTATAATATCTTGAATTCTTTCATTTAATCCGTTTAATGCATTTGTTACAGCATTTTGAGACATAACATCATCCTCAGATGAACCTGTGGTTTGAAGTACACTAATACCACCTCGAATTCTGAAAAAGCCCGTAATTGAATCTTTTTCTACATCTTTGTAATAGGTATACCATTTTCCATCTACAAATACTTCAAATCCATCAGGAATAGGGTATTTATCATAATCCCATGTTCCTAATTCTCCTATTCCACTAACTATACCTTGTCTTTTATCTAGGAATACTTTAGCGGGTAATAAAAAATTTGAACCTATTTTATTTGCCATAATTTATTTTATTTATTAATATTTTCCACCGCTTATATTCTTAGCAGCTATAGACATATTAGAATCAGTTACAATACTAGAATTATCAACATTGACTCTAATTTCTGTACTACCATCTTCAAGCTGTACTAAATTAATTCCAGGACCACCAACAAAGCCTTCACGTATTGACAATCCTTTAATAATTTGTTCAAGTTTTCCAAGAGTATTGTAATTTATACTAGCTCCGCCTAAAATCTCTTGTCTTAAATTTTCTAGGTCAGTTACGGTTACACTAGAATCTTCTGTAGATGTTCCTTCGAAGAGTGTTGGTAATGAGAATGAGAAAACTTGTTGAAAATTATTATAATTCAATGCAACATCTTTTATATAAACATTATAATCAATATCATTTACTTTACAAGATTCTATCGAATAATCAGTTATATGATTCATCCCAGAAGTTGTATCGTAAATACTCATAAGATTTCCATATAGTTTTGGATATGCAAATGCTATTTTTTGTGAATTAAGATCTCCTTGGAAAGTAACAATTGATTTCTCATTTCTAACTACAGTATTTTCAAGAGAATTTAAAGCAGCTTCTGTTATATTCCATCCACTTTCAGGAATTTGTCCATAGTAGAAATTATAACCAAACTTAACTGTGTAGTATGAAGTTGCAGTTCTTATGATTCCTGTATCTGGATCTGTATACTTAACAGACAATCTATATTCTGTTGTATCTGTAAGACCTAAAACTGTATACCTATTACTTTCAGGGAGAGTTATTTGTGTGCCATTTAGCTCTAAGATACAATCATTAGTAACTTCGTATGTATTTGTTTCTCCAGTTTTTGTATCTATATCAGGAATAGTTACTCTGATTAAGAAGTTAACAGCGGTTCTAATTCCTGTTTGATAAAGAGGAGTAGTACCATCATCTTGTCTGTTAGAGTCGTAAAAACTAACTCTTAATGGAAATGTAGCTGAATGGTTTTTATAAGTTAACTTCTTAATTTCTTCTAGACTTTTAAGAGCATCTTGAATATTAACATCCCAACCAGAGATCATTTCATTAATTTCTGACTTAGTATAGAAATCGTCTTCCCGTTTTAATACTCCATCACGATAAAACCATCTGTATTTATCTTCTATATTACTAAAAATGAAAGGACCACCAGTTATAGGTTCTATTTGTCTAACCCCACCAGTTTCGTATACATAATTCCAAACCCCATCTTCATCCTTGTAAAGATATAATTCTCCATGTACAAGAAGAGATATGTCTGGGAGCTCAGTTACTACATCTCGAACTAAATCTAATCCGCCAAGTGTAACAACCTGATAACAGTCTTCTCCTATTCCATTTTTAATACCTAGAGCGAATATAGTATCTGTTTCTGTTTGTTCGGAATTAGAATAATATCTAACCATAACAGGCTCTCCGACTAAGAATTCATGTTGATTTAATCTTAATCTTGCTATACTTCTATCTCGTTCTATGTATTTGCTTCTGGAAATTTGTATTTGAAAAGAATTTAAACTACTCATAATTATTTATTTATAATTGAATAAAATAATAAAAGAATAGACTTAGTTTTATAATTTTTCTAAGTCTATTCTCATAATTTAGGTTTTGAAGCTTTCAGAAGAGAATTTCTGTTATTTAATTTTGATAATTCGGAAAGATTCAACTAATTCTGCAGTAGACCAAATAATAGAAACTTTATGATCTTTATCCATATAAAATTCAATAGGATTATTAAGAATACCTAGATCATAGAATTTACCATCAATACTTACTAAAGCATCTGGATATTGTGATTTAAGTTCTTCACTAGGAGTAATAATAACTTTAACCACTTCTTTATCACCAGTCAAACCATATTTATTGACTTCGTAATTAGGATATACAGGTTCTAAAACTGCAGCACTCTTATTTTCACTATCGAATTCATACCAAGTACTTTCATCATCTCCTAACCAAGGACCTTCAATTTTATAGACCTGATAAAATCTACTAGGAATAATATCTTTTCCATACTTACCCCAAGTAGCATCTTCATAAATTTTAACTTCTTCGTTCATAAATTTTTGTTTTTTTATTGTTATTTATTTTATTCATAATTATAACCACTTGTTTCTATCGGGCGACTTTGATAGAATTAAGGCATTTATTCGTGGTATATAATTATAAGTAGCAGTTTTCTTAATTTCTTCTACATTCAACTCTATATTAGATTCATTTATCCACTCCAGGATGATTAATCCAATAGGTTGATTTATTCCAGGAATACTAATAAATATTTGTCTTTTAGAACCATCTCTACTATTTACTAATTCGTATATCCCAGGGTATTTTTCCATAAATACGCTATCCCTTGGACCATCACAGTATACAATTTCTCCAAACTTAATATCTTCATAGATACTAGTAATCAATCCAGTATTTATACTTTTATACTGTTCTGGATCTATGGAAGGTACAGCAAAACCATTATCTTGTTGGAGAAGTTCTACGTATTTGAAGGGAATAGATACTAGATTTTCTTTAGAATTATGATATTCGAAGTATAGTATTCTATCAGCTCTAGAATTACTTCTGAACTCTGTAAGGAGAGGTTTTAATTCTGCTAATAACTGATCTCTAAGTTCCATTTTCTCAGAATGTATCTTATCAGAAATCTCAGAATATATTTCTATAGTATCCTTTATTATAGTTTTATAATTAAATATAGCTAAGACCAAACAGAAAATAAAAATATATTTCACGAACTTTGAAAATCCTATAGTTTTATCTATCTCTGTTATAGCCTCAACAAATTCTTTTAAAGATAGTTTCATGATTTATTATATTGCAAATTGAGTTAACCTAATCTCTCCTGATTCTATAATACTTGTCTTTTTTGTTATTGGATCTAGATTAGTAATTTTTAAGACTATTACTGAACTTAACTCTTTTCCAGTAGTATTAGCAGAATATATTAATCTTTTATTTAGTTGATCTACTCTAAATTCTAGTCCATTACTTTCTTTTACCAAAATTTCAATTACAGGCAGAGATGTTATATCTATTTTAACTTTTTCTTTTATTTTTGAAATATTATAATCATTTATCAATCTATACATATCACATTCTAATATTCCTAATAGATTTATATACCCTCCAGATTTCTTAAGACTACTAGTATCTTCTAATGCTGAAAACGATAGAATAGATGTAATTTGCCTAATCACAGAATTATTGTATATCTTCTCACCGGATATATTATTATATAAGAATGAGCTGCTATGTCCACTCGTTTTCTTATTTCTTACATATTTATAGTAAGATTTTTTTGTTACTATTTTTTCTTCAGGAGAGGTAAAAATATTAACTCCATAATCAATACCTATACCTTCCAAGAATACAGTATCACTATCAGCTATTGTTTCAATGTTTGCTTCTGTATATTCTGGAAAAGATAATTCAAAAAGATTAGACGATATATTTAAATCTAATTTATTGAACTTAATTATTTTTCTTTCAGCAGCCTCTAGTTCTGTTATTATAAATGCTATTCTTTCTGTTCGATCTGGATATATACCATAGCAATAAATAAAACAATATTCTGAACTAGGTTCAACTAAAGCTGCTTTTTCTTCTTCTGGGATATCAATGTTAATTTTTAAGAGTTTTTTATTGCTATCCCAGATTGAATTTAGAGGATATTCTGAGGTTTTTCTAACATCATTATACAGATAGGATCCTGAAAATAATTTCTCCATGAATTCTTCTCCAACTGTATATGAATTATAAATTGTTCCTATTACATATTTGGTTATCTTTAATGTGTTATCTATCCTTCTTATACTCTCTAAGAATTCCTTTTCAAAAATAACTCTCATAATTTTATATATAATTTAAGTATCCATCTTCATCAATGTAATATAGTAGTCCAGAGATAGATGCTATAATTTTTGGTACTTCTGTTTTGAGAGATGCTTTAAAATAGCTTCTTCTAAATCCTGTAAGAATAGTTCCAAATATACCTGTTGGGTTATTTCGATGAATTACTAATATTTTTCCCTCATTATAATATCCCTTATATTTTTCAAACTCTTCATCCTTACTAACTAATATTCCAAGTTCCTCTGAGTACTCTAATTCTGAATTTCTTGATATTGCTCTAGCTCTTTCTGTATAATAACTAATTCCTGGTTCATAGTAGATAGTATAATAATCTAACCCCAGATCTTCATCTACTGTATGAATCATTAAAAGACTATTATTAATTAGTATCGGACTTTCATCTGTATTTACTGTATATACTAATCTATCAATACAACTATAGATATGAAAATCTTTTTGTGAGGATTGTTTATTTTTAAAAACATACCAATCTCCAACTTTCTTGATAATATTGATATTTGTGTATTTAGTATAATCAGTTAAATTTAAAAAAGTGCTATTAATGCTAGGAATGTAGTTAGTAATACTTTTATTAGAAATATTTCCAGGAATAGATATAATTCTACTTCTAGGATCAAGAGTATCTAAAAAGAAATTTTGATAATCTGTTGAGATCCATTGACTTTTCTCTGTATCATATAATTCAAGAATACTAGGATAATTAGTTCCAATAGTAATTATAAATCTCCCAGAAAAATAGAATATTTCTTGATTACTTTTCATATCCTCGAAAATAGAATAGTCTGCTCCTGATGAAGTCGTATATACTTCAGGATTACCAAATCTTGTCTTTTTTACCAAAGATTTAATAGAATATTTATTACCTGTCCAAGAATATAATACAATATCTTTTCCATAAAATCCAATTTGATGATTTTTATAATTATGTGAGTAAGGATCTATATTAACATCATGATTCAGATTGATTTTATGAAAACCAGTACTATTTCCAATACCATAATCCAAGAGAAGATTCATTTGTTCATTATCTTGAATATGGTATACATGAGAAGTATATCTAGGGTAATTATCAGTTCCTAGGTCCTGCTTTATAGTTTTCGCTCCAGGGTAGTTATATAAATTTATATCATCTAAGAAGTTTTTCCCAGTTGTTGAATTATTCTTTAGTTGATCCAAAGAATTACTAAGATTTATCTGGATTTGACTAGATATACTAGAATCTAAAGATACATAAATATTTATATTACTGCCCTTTCCTTGAGGATTTAAAAATTCTGTATAACCAATAGGAGTATTATCTATTACACTCATATAAATTATTACAGTAAATCCAGAAGGAAGATTATTTTTGTATTTAAACGGTTCTTTAGAAGTAGTTCGACTTAATCTAATATAATTACCACCAGAGGAAGTAAGCAGGCTAGAGTAAACTTGTTTAATATTATAGAGAGATATTTTTGGTAACTTAGGATCCCAATCATCATTTTTATTATATAGTATTACTTCTAAGCTATTGGATATATTACTAGAATTTCCAATAACATAAGTACTATATCCTGTGTTATAATTTTCCATAAGTTATTGTACAATTACTAATAATACATTCATCTATGTCAGTTGATTTAGATACAACTCTAATAATATTATTAATACATTCAATTACAATATCAGATCCAATTTCTTCTATATAGTCTTTAGAAACTAATTCTCCTTGTTTATTATATCTAGGTCCTGAAAATGTTGTTTCTTTGGAATATAACTTTTCGTTACCTACTAAAATTAATTTTTCTTTATCTTCAGGATCCTCAACATACTTAGTTTCATACTTAGAATATTGAATTCCAAGATCAATTTTGGTAGAAACTTCAGGACTAACGGAATAATTCATTAGTTCTGTTAAATCTACTGTATTGGTATAAATATCAGAATTGAATGGTATAACATCGATAGTAATAGAATTGTTTAGAATATCAACCACATTTTTTGAAGTACTATACAAATAAATTTCGTTATTATTCATACTATTATATAAGTTATATATTTCTTTTAAGTAATTATTTTTATTATTCTTGAGGTAATCTAGATATGAATTAAATTGAGTTTTTTCTTCTTCAGTTAATTCATATTTATCAATTTCAATACTTCTTGTATCTTCATCAACCTCATTTATTATTCCAGAACCTTTAGAATAATCATCAATACATACTCGTAGATTCCCTTCTGAGCCATCTTTACCTGGGATAACAAACCTCCGATTAGTTACATTCCAATCTCTGAGTTTTAATTTATTACTTAACTCAGATATTCTGGTCATTCTATAATTTGAATCATTACATACTAATGCTCGATTATTTCCGGTTAAGTAAAATTCCTTCTCATTTTCTTGTCCTGTTACTTGTGATATAGAAATATTATCGGAAGTAGTGGTTATTAATTCTATCTTTTTCATTTCTTGTACTTATCTCTATAAAATATATTTACTATGTTTCCACTAGTCACATAAAGTCTGACAATTTCTCCTTTATTTCCTTCTGTTTTTCCAGGAACTATAACAAGAGCGCTACTATCTGTTAAGTAATAACTAGAAATTGCATCATGACTCATATAGGCGTCAAGAAGATCTACAGAAATTGTTGTATTTGTATTATTTTCCTGTGTAATTACTGTAAGAATAAATGACTCCTTATCAAATCCAGATACAGGAAGGTAGTTATCTTTTGTATTATCAGTACATTGAAATTCTATTACATTAGCTGTTTCTGGAATTGAATATTCTTTAAAACGGAAATTATTTACTAATGATTTTTCTAAGTTATTTAATTCTTCGATTTTATCTAGGTAAAGTTTTTCAAGTTTTTTTATATTTTCCATCCAATCTTTATCAATACTACTAGGTAACCAAGAAGTAACGCTATCAAAAGTATTCTGATCTCCATTATTATAACCTTTTCCGTATCTATATCTAACAACTGAACCCATAGGATCTATTAATTCTTGAAGTCTATAAATAGAATCTGAGTTAGGTTCATTAGTATAAGTGTATTGTCGTAGAATTACATAATTAGCGTCTTCTGGATAAATATCAGAAGCATCATTAAATATAACCTCACTTATTTCTGGAAGATTTCTTGATATCTTAAATACAGCATTATTAATTTCTGGAGAGATTAAGATCATTGATAAGATATTTTTAGAGTCAATTCCAGTTCCGTTCAGAAAATCAGATAACTCGGAAGAAATAGATAATGAATCATCTCCAGAATTAAGATAAACATATTCAGAAATTATACCTTTTTCATCAAATCCTATCATGTATGTGGATAAAATTTGAGATAGAAGGTGTGCAGTAATTAATTTATCTTCTTTGCCTTGTTCTTCTTCTGAATGATTTATATAATTAAAATACTCTTCTATGTTATTTAATTTATCTCCTAAGTATGGTGAATAATTATCAGAACTCTCTTCAGGAATAACACCAGAAACAGTATTATTTGTTTTATTAGTTGGATTTTTAGCTGTACAGATATAGATAGTATTTCCATAAACAACAAAATCCCCTTTCTCATATTCAGTTTCTTCTGAATACAAAAACAGTCCTTGAACGTGTGTATTATTTAGTATCATATTATCTCTTTATAAGTTTTATGGTTGTATTATAATATATATTCATTAACTTCAAGGTATATTCTCCTTCTTCTGGAGTATTTATATTTGCAGACTTGAGTGATACCTGAGATGGACCAAAACTTTGAATACTTCCATTTGCTGTAAATTTATTAATAGTTAATGAATTTTCTTGAGAGTCTTCTATAATAACTTTTTCCAAGTTACTATTTGGATAATCTTCAGAAATAAACTTAAATACAGCATTACCTCCAGAATTTATCTTTAATGAATTATTAGATACTTCAAACCCAGAGAACTCTATAATACTAATAGTTACTCGTTTACTACTAAGTTCTAATGTAAGAGTAGCAGCCGAGAAATTAACTTCAGGAATCACAATACTATTAACGGTATTGATTTGTTCCGGATAATATATTTCTGGTGCATCTGGATCTCCATTTTCATATTTTGCTAAGACTCTTGAAATAATATACCCTGAAAGTTCTGGTATTCTAATTTCTGCTCTCTGATTAATTAGGACATCTACTTTACCATCTTCTTGTATATAAGGATCGTATTTAGTTTCATCACCTATAATTAATTCAGATACTATAAAGTTATTTTCTCCAAATTTTCTTTTCCATTCACCATAATCATATACATCACTTTCTCCAGATATCATAGCTTTCAAGATTATATAAGATCCTGTATATTTTAGGTTGAAGATTAGATGATTCGTTTTTAGAACCTCTTCCCAATTAGTTACTGTTATTAGGTTATTTGGAATATTATAATTAAAGTTATTACTTGGCGGAAATGGAATTAAATCTTTCACATCAAGTAGACATGGTATATCTTCATTCAAAACATATCCAGGATTAGGATATATTTTAAAATCAATAGGAGTTTTGACAGAAGGGATAGATATTATTCCAATAGGGTTGCAAGTTCCTCCGATTTCTGGGGTTACTGATACAACTATTCTAATTGGTTTATTTATATTTAGAAACTCTGAAAGAATCCACTTAGATGAAAGCGCCGGATTATTATTAAAGTTATTATCTGATACTGATTCCCAAACTTTTCCACCTAGAATTACTTTATCTCCAATTTTATATGTAGTAAAAGGAAAGTACTTAGGATAATCTCCAGCTCCTTTATACATCTCAATTAATCCTCGTTTATTTCCTAGAATTAATAATCTATTGTCTTCTATCTTCTCATTTCCTAAGAGAGTACTAGAATTTGCATCAATTAGAACCTCTGGAACATCTTCAACAGTCTCTATTATCCCAACTGAATCTATTGTAGACCAGTATTCATCATTTCTAAGAAGATACTTATTCATATTTCTGTTAGGATTTGTACTATCTACCCATGATTTATAAGATAGATTTACACTCTCCACCTCAGAGTTATTAGAAATTAGCATCCAAATCATCTTCTCTCCAGTAACTTCATCAAGGAGTTCCTTTTCGCTTACTAAATCCTCGCCGCTTGTAGTCTCGTCTGGTTGTCCTAAAATTAATATAAAGTTAGGAGTAGAAGTAGGTTTAATTCCAGCGGCGGCCATTGAATCAGTATCTATAAAGTCACTACCTCTAGAGTTGTTATTATTTTTATCGATTATTCCCTCATATAACTCCAGACGTTTAATTCCAGCGGCGGCCTTAAAAAGAGCGAATACCTGATTGGATATTATAGTAGTTCCGAAATATCTATCATTTTCTTCTGTTAAATTTTCTCTAGAGGATGTTGGGAATATTATTGATTCTATTTTTTCTAGGGAATTTGATGTTTCTCCGATTTCTTTCAGGGTTTTTTCTCCTAGATAATTTACTAAAAATTTATCATTAAACTTATCTTTAGTGATATCATACGAAAAGTCATACTCACTAAAGTCTCTATTGTAAAGTAAAGAACTGTTAGATCTGTACTGAACTTTACTGTATTCACGGTTATCTAGGTCATCTTGACTGTAAAACACTACTGTTCCGATATCCGTAAAATTGTTATTATTGATAATCAATTTCATAGGGCATTACTGTCATTTTGTTATAGCTTCTTAAGTTTGCTCCAATATAATTCTGGAACTTACTTTGAATAGTTAGATCTATACTTCCAGAACCTATATTAGTATTAAGTCTGGTATAATATATAAGTGCATCTAAAAATTTCTTAAGAAGTTCGTAAAATAAGCTTTCATTTTCTACACTTAAGTTCTCAAAGTTTACTGTTATTTCTCCTGAGTCATATATAATCTCTCCATCAAAATCTAAAGGAAGATACTGTATCATATAATTAAATACTTGAATAGTTCCTTTTACACTATAAAATAATTTACTAAGATAGTTTATAATCTCTTCGTAATCTTGATTATCTGGGAGACTTGATTTTGGAATACATAATCTCAAGAAATTTTTCACCGGATCACTTCCAGAATAAATATAATAATCATCAAATGAACCTTGTTGAGTTGAAACTACTGAAGAATATTGTTCCTCGTAATCTTCAATCATTCTATAAAGCTGATCTATGATTTCTATATTTCTTAAGTGTTTAGGTATATATATTTTCATGATTCTATAACTGAATTAATAATGTAGTTAATTGAGAAATATACAACATTCCCTTCTCCATATACAATCTCAGGAGAAACTACAGAACCATCTTCATTAGTATAAGTTATTTCCATGTCAATTATTCTCTTTACGTTAGATATTTTACTTATAAGAGATTTTATTTCTTCTGTTAACTCTGGAAATTTAATATTGAACTTATTACTATAATTATCCAAGATATCACCAACTTCTGAATCTATACTACTATTTTGATATATCTCTACATCTAAGTTAAAGATAGCTGTATATTGAGATCCTCTTTCTATAGTAATTTTATCAGTTATATAGTAAGCTCCTTTAGTCTCAATGAAATTAGTTTTTTCATCTTCTGTTAGAATTGTAGAATTAGAGTATGGAACATAGTAGATAGTGATAGAATTACTTTGTGCTGAACTACTAAATCTATAAGTTGTTCCACCTGAAATAATTTTATTTGGATAAGTTTCTTCAAGTACAGTACCGATATCAGAATTACTACGTAGGATTGAATTTACATATCTATCACGATTAGCTTTGTAATGAATAGTAATTAAGTTATCTCTATCAACTTCAGACATACTAGCAAGACCAGTTCCTAAGATTTCATAATTTCGTCCACTCAACCAAAAAGGATCAAATTCTACCATCTCAGCTCCACGAATATTAAGCTTTTTTAATTCTGAAGTATTATACCCCGAGAGTGTTGAAAATTTATAATAAAGAGCTTCTATTATTGTATTTGCTGGAGTCTGTGTTTCTTCTCTTTCCATTACTGTTCTAAAAATATCTGCTACATAAAGTCTAGAACCAAATCCAGGAAGAGTAAGATCAAAGATACTACCATCTAATATATGTCCTGAAAATAATCTAGTTGTTGAGAAGAAATTATCATTAACTTTAACCCAAAAATCATCAGAGAGATCATTTTCTAGACAATTAACATAATAAGTATTGTTTTGATTTAAGACCCACTTTCTAGAAACAGTTTCTTTTGCAATTAGACATATAATAGTATAAGTATCAGTATCATTCACGGCCGGAGACATTGTAATTGGAGAATATACAAAACCTTCGTCTCCAGCTATATCTTTATCATTTCCATAACCTCCCGGCCGTGTATAATTTTTATCATAATACCCTAAGTAATAAGCCTTAAAACTATTAGAACTTATAATTTCATCATAGATATTAAAACTTAAATACTTAGTGGGTTTTATATTAAGAATTACGCGAGGACAACTACCACGAAACACCGAATACATATCATCTACACAATGTTGAATCTTTGAATTGATAAGTGTAGATTTCTCAAGAGATGCTTCTTGTGCATAGGCTATGTTTTCTACTTCACTAATAAAAGATGCATTAGCTAACATCTGAGATAAAATCTCTACAGAATCTCCGGTAATATTAAGTTTATTAGCTATTCCTCTATAAATATCTATATAATCTTGTAATGATTTCATAATAATTATCCTGTTGTTTCATTTATATCAACTAGTATATCATCAGACTCTACCTGATTAACACTTATTACTAGTTTTACTTTTGTTTCATCTATTAAGTCGAGTGAAACAATTTTTATATCAAGTGTTTTTGTAAATTTCTCTTTTATTTTTGTTATTAACTGTTCTACCCTACCAGTAATTTCAGATGCTAAATCTTTTTTCTTGGTATTAGTAAAAATAAAGTTAAATCCAATTTTAGATGCTCCTGGAATATCCTTTGGCCAGATATTTAAGTAGAGTTTGAAAAGATCTATAATATAATACTCCACTTGATTTGTTATTTGACCTGTTGAAAGTAGGTAATTCATAATCTTGATTTATAATTTTTACAATTATTACATTTAACTGTAGGATCATCATCATTGAGAGCTACAAATTTACTACAGTTAGATGCTGATATATTCGTAAGATCTAAATCTTTTGGAGAAAAAGCAGAACAATTTGCTGCACTTAAGTCAGGAATAGGTATTGGTATTTCTATTTCAGGAATAGGAAGATCATCAATGATATCACCAACATTAGCTCCAACTAGTGCAATTAATGGTTTAGCAACTGCCTGTGTAGTTTCTACAATACTCATTACAGATCCAACAACCGGTATAGTTCCCATAAGAGATTTTAATCCTAGTTTACTTACCTTAGCATCAACTCTATCATAAACTGCACTAAGATTATCTCCTTCAGCTTTAAGTTGTTGAAGTAATGGAGGAGCTAATTGAGCAGAAACGCCAGGACCCATAGGAGTTACGGAAATCAATGCTGGAGGAACCATTGCAATTCTCGCAGCAAATTGAGCTGTTCCTACTGAAAGATGACCTAAATCTTGTCCAAGCTCATTGAAATCTTCTATCATCTGATTATACATCTGACCAAGTTTTTCATTAGCTTTATCCAACATTTCCTCCCCTCTCTTCTTCATATCCTCCTTAGCATTATCTAGAGTTTCTTTATATTTCTTTTTTGCTTCAGGATCTTTTATTTCATTAGATTCATCCTTAAACTCAGGAAGAGAATCTTGATATTTCTTTAATGATATTGATTGAGCTGCTTTAGCAGACAATGCACTTAATAAATTTTTCATAATATATCAACTCTCTAATAATATAGTATCTGATGTAGGTATAGGAGATCCTGGAGTTAAGAAAGTAGGAGATAATACAAAAGGTCCGAGAGCTGTATGTCCTCCCGCTACTACTTTACCCTTTACTGTTAATGTTCCAGGACCTTTAAGTGTAATATCAGATCCTTTAACTACTGCAGATCCAACTAATTCTACATTTGTTTTTCCATTTATAGTAACATCACAATTTTTTCCTATATTGATAGTTACATTAGATCTCATATTAATATCCATGTTTCCATCTTTATCTATAGTCACCCAATCGGTTGGTTCAGGTCTAGGATTATTATCTGGATCATTATACTCAGTTCCTGGATCAAAAATAGCAACCCTTATATAATCAGGTGTAATATCTACCATTTTTCCATTACTTCTAAAACCTATATAATCATTTTCTTTTATTTTTTGATATAAGTAATAACTCTGAAATACTGGATCAAGACACTTAAGAAATACAAAATCGCCTACTCTTGGCTCATCTACTTCTCCTCTAAATGGAAATGCCTTAACTCCCGATTTTATTCCTGGGATATCCACCTTTATTTCATACAATACTTTATCTAAAACTTCTACAATTGTTCCAGTATAGTATAAATCTGCTTCTTTCATATTTTTCTATTTAATTTGTTGGATCTACAATTGGTAATATTTCTTCTTTCTCTTCTACACCTGATAACAATGAAGTCCAAGAAAAATTCTCTCCATCAGGGCCTACAAAATCAGAACCTTCAATAGCCATAAACAGTTCATTAGATCGAACTAGGAATAATTTAAATGGTAATTCTGATTCTTGCTCCTCACGTTTATACTTCAAAATATCACCAAGTTTATATTTAGGCATATTAAAGTCTTTTATTCTAAATGCAGTGAAGAAATCAGAATTCATATACCCTAAGTTTCTCCAATAATTATGCATAAGTTGTTCAAAATCTTTTCCTACAATCGTATAGTCTTCATAAAACTGAAGAGTTCTAGAATTTTTAGGTTGAAGATCTGTATAATCATCCGTACTATTATTTGCTTGCTCTCCATTATTCTCATCTCCTTTAACTGGTTCCCATGGATTAGTTGGAGTATAATATATCTTCTGATTATAATTTAAATTATAAGAATCTAACTGATGGAATTCAGCATTTCCTGTAATTTGATAATATGGTTCCTGATGACCTCCAGAATCTATACCTATAATTTCTTTTATTAAATATCCTTCCCACCCATAAGCAAATATAGACTTTTTCTTAAATCCATATGATAACTTAGAACATAGTGATTGATTTGTTTCTGAGTTCTGAAAAATTGTAAGTTTATTATTAATATCACATTTACATCTTATATCCTTTTTTCCTGGATATAAAGATTCAATAGCTGAAGTAATATCATCCCATTCAGCTTGTATAAGTTCTGTATAAAATTTCTTATCTTTTATACAGATAAAATTTAGAGTTAAGAAATTTTTAAAATATTTTTTATTAATTATGAAAATATCAATACTATAAACATTTCCACCTTCTTTCTCCAAAGTTATCTGTCCAGTATATTGATCTGTAATTAATTTAAGAGCTTCTCCAGAACCATCATGTGACATACTAATTTCTCCACTAGCTATCGTTCCACCAAGTTCTTCATACATATGGATATTATCAAATCTATACCCAGAATCAAACCATGGAGTGAAATTAATGGAAACTTTATAAGAATTTGTATATTTCATATCTTAAATATTACTTAATATATTATCTAATATCCTTTTTGGAATTAATTTTAAAATTGCTCCTTGCTTATAAGTTTCAAGTCCTCTAGCAGCTTGTAACATTAGGAGGCCAGCATATGAAACAGAACCGTAATAATCTTCTGCAATAAGATCTGGTCTATATTCATATGCCGTTATTTCATAAGATTCTCTTTCAATATTTGGATTATTTAAATATATCAAAATGCTAGAGTTATATACATCAATTCCATCTATATAATTTGAAAGATTTTCCTTATTACTAATTATTACATCTTTTTTAGTATACATTATTTCTTATTTTAATAGTAATGCATTTTTTATCATTTCATCAGTAAGTTTGGTACTTAGAACTGACTCTATAACTTCTCTCTCTTTTTCCATTGATTTTCCACTAACAAAATTACGAAGAGCATTATCAGTAAATTTAGTAGCTGGCTTGAATGTAAGCGTTACATCGCAAGATAAAGGAGTAATATCATTAATAGTTTGTCCAGGTTTTCTTACTTTTATCATTTGCTTCGAAAACTGAAATTGAGCACTCTCGACCACTAAATTTGGTAATGAATAGAAAGCTCCAAACTTCAATTTAAGAGTACCAAACTGAATTTCATCAATCTCCTTAACTGATGCTAAATATCCTCCTGGAGGTAACTGCCAACCAAAATATCTATTTATTAAATCTTTATTGTTTGAAATAAAGGTTCCTGAATTTACATCTGTTCCAGTTATATTTCCACTATCATCTAATGCTTGTACAAATTTTCCAAAACAATATGGATATAATTTTTGTAATTGATCATGAGTTGATTTAAATTCTCCATCTATCCAATTAGCAAAAACAGTAAATTTCATAGTTAAATTACCAAAGCCTACTCCAGTACCTGAATAGTAAGAAAATCTAGCTCCTTGTGCAACTAAGTGTCGATTCAATAAACTCGGCGCTTTTTCTACTACTTCATATACTTTATCTGTAAACTTATCCAATACTTGTCCTACTGTAGAATTTATATCTTTTTTTTCTTGTTCTGTTCCTGTTTTCATTTCCTCCTCTTTTTCATTAGCTTGTTTTAACATTTTTGCTAAGTGAGCAGCATAAGGAGCATAAGGTTTGAATTGATTAAATAGGTTACCTAAAAAATCATATCCAAATTCTGAGAAAGTATTAGAAACAGCTACTTGATAATCTTCACTTAAAACAGATCTAATTAATGGTTCAAGAGAGTAAGGATATTCATCTCCACTAGTTTCTACTGGTGGAAGTACTTTTTGCCATGTAATACCTCCATCAGATGTATAAGTATTAGCATGAAGAGATACAGAAATTAATTCATTTACTAAATTCCTATCATAATAAAATGGATATTTAGAAGAATTATTAATTCCTTCTCCAAATTTGAAAAATTCAGTTGCTGAAACATTACTCATATTTTAACCTCCTAATAACGTCTTGAGTTTATTTTTCTCTTCAATTAATTTATTATTTAATCCAGTTTTAGTACTAGTAACAGCATCTTTCTCATTTTCTCCACTTATAAATCTTTTTAATGCATCATCAGAATATTTAGTAGCAGGTTGAAAAGTAAGTACTACATCACAAAATAATGGACTTAATTTATTTAGCGTACCATTCCAATGTTTTACCATTTGTTTTGAAGATTGAAATTGAGCATTAGTACATACAAGAGATGGTAATGAATAAAATACACCAAATCTAAGCTTAAGAGTACCAACCTGAACTTTATCTATATTAATAGTATCCGGTTCATATCCTCCTGGAGGTAATTGCCAAGAAAAGAATTCATTTATTAATTCAGCAGTTTCTCCTTTAACTCCAGAATTTATTCCTGTTCCTTGAATTTCTCCTGTTTTACTATCTAATATCCCATTAGTATATTTTCCCATGATATATGGATAAAGTTCGCTTAACTGTTCTTCAGTAGTTTTCCACTCAAATTTACCAGTTTTATAGTTTTGTAAATATCCTGCAAAAACAGTAAATTTCATAGTTAAATTACCAAAGCCTACTCCAGTACCTGAATAGTAAGAAAATCTAGCTCCTTGTGCAACTAAAGATTTATTTAATATTTTTGCCCCTTTTTCAGATACATCCTTAACACCAGTAACTAATTTTTTCATTACAGTTGAAAAACTTGAGTTAACATTTGGATCTTTTGAGATTTCCATATTTTCCATTGTTCCTAACATACTACTAGCTGCATTAGCTAAGTGAGCAGCATAAGGAGCATAAGGTTTAAGTGAATTAAATAAAGATCCTATTTCATCTTCACCAAACTGAGACCATGAATTAGAAACAGCTACTTGATAATCTTCATCTAATATAGCTCTACACAATGGACGTATCATATATCCATCATCATCAACAGGTTCATCTGGTTCTTTCCACTTATCACCATCTAATATTCTATTAGCATGAAGATATACTGAAGTTAATCGATTAGTTATTTGTTTATCATAATAAAATGGAGTATTTAATTTTGCAGCACTTACTACTGTATCTTGACTAGTATCTTCCATATATTATACTTTATTAGGTTTATTAGTCCATGTGTTTACTGAAGTTTTCTGATTGCTAGAAGTATTTACATTAATCGTCATATTTCCTAATCCAGATGCAATATTATTAATTGCCTCTGCTTGAGCTAACTGTCCTTGTTGAAGAAGTTTTATATTCTCATTAACATCAGAAACTTTGGCATAAATATCTTCAGTCTTATCTTTTCCTAAATCAGCTATTAATTCTTGTCCAACGGATTCTGAAGTATTACCAGGAATAGCCCTTCCTGAAGTTGGAGTAGATGGTGTAATCTTTTCTGGAGACAAGACACTATTTTGAGCCATTATTAATCCAGAATCACTCTTAAAAGAATTAACACCTACAGTACTCCAATCATAAGTAGGTATACTAGAACTTTCATCTGTTTTTTGTTCTACATAATTATCTGCATAATAAACTCCTTCTTGTCCTTTATTTTCAGACTCAAATTCTTTATTCCAAGCTAACCAAGTATTAACAGAAGAATTATCAGGTCCAATATGATAGTGTTTGCCAGTTCCTCCAGTCTTATCTAATACTTCCTTTGTAGTTTCATCCAGAACTCCAAGACCTCGCTTTTTAAAATATTCCTGAACTAATGGAGAACTAAGTAATTGTTGTTTTAACCTTTCAAAATTACCATCAGTAGGAACAATATCAATTGCTAAATTATCAGTAGTATGATAGGATTTATTTCCAGAATTACCAGCTTCTCCAGGTTCTCTTTTCTTAGAAGTAACCACAAAATCTGTTACTCCGCCAGCTTTAAGAATATCTTCTATTCTATCCCAAGAAGCCGATGCTAAATCAGCTTCAGTGTACTTACCTTGATTTCTAAGAGCCTTAATTTCTTCTGTAGATAATGGTTTAATTTTAGAAACAGAATTATATGTATCTTTCCATCTTCCTACATATTTATCATTACCTGGATCATATTTAGATGCAACCCTATTCATCATTATATCTATATCATCACCATTAAATGCATTATATCCATATTGATCCTTATTAAGAAGATTTACTTTATAATTTATATAATCATCTAAAGAATCGAATTTTCTCCAATTATCACCATCCTTTATTCCACCAAAATTATTATTCTTAGTAGCTAAATTACTAGTACCCCAACCTGACTCTTGAGCATCCTGAGCAACCATATAATCTATATACTTCTCATCTATTCCAAGTTCTTTAAATTTCTTAGAATAAGCTCCTCTCATCATTCTCACAAAATCTCCTTTTTCCATATCACTATATATACCTAATCTCCCTCTTACATTATCTATTGCACCATTAACTCCATCAGACATATAATCATATGATTTTTTTACATTAGAATTCTCCCACTGTTCTTCTTGTTCTTGTTTTAATTTTTTTTCTTTTTCTAATAAATCATCAAGAGAATTTAGTTTTTCCATTAAATTCTCTCCATCATTATATACAATGTCATGTCCACCTAATTTAGCTTTAGATACTAAATATTTTTGCACATCAGTTATAAAATCTCTATTAGTAACATCTACATTTACATTATCTTTTCCAGTCCAAGATTGAACAATCCGATTAATAACTTTTGGTGTAATTTCTGCTAGAGTAACTATATCTTTTTTTGAATCTGGATATCTCCATCCGGGTTTTAACTCTTCATCTATAGGTACTAAATCTAAAACTTCAGTACTTTTTACTTTTTTTCTATAATTTTCAGTATCTATAGCACTAGCTGCATTAGTAATATTTGTTCCCCAAAAAGTTTTATTGATAGCTTTTATATAATTACCTGCGACAACTTCTTTTCCTGCAGAAATAAATCTATTATCAATTACCTTATCAATTGCTTGATCTGTAATAAATTGTTGAATTCCAGAAGAAGTAATATCATTTACTTCTTGTTCAGTTCTAGGACGTATAATATATTTATATTTTTTTGGAACAATCTCACCGGATTTAATTAATTCATTATAAATATTTCCTCCATCTTTAACATTACGAAACAAACTTATCAATGTTGAAGGATTTACTAAAGTTTTCCCATCATTCTTTTCAGCAATATCTTTAAGATTTTGTAATCCCTGAATAACTGGAGTAGTATTAATTTCTCCTGTTCTATTAGCTATTTCAATAAATCTTTGAATATTATTTGCTTGAGCAATTGATGCTGTAGTATTATTTCTTAAACTTCCATCTGTATTAAAATCACTAGCAACTTGAAAATTTCTATTAATATCACTGGTTCCTTGAGCAACATTATCCTCTCCTTTAATCATTTTGATAACATCATTTCCTCTTTTAAATTTATCATTTGATACAGATTGTTCAACTGAACTTCTTCTTATTTCACTAGTTATTGATTGTCTTGCTCCTTCAGGACCTAATAAAATAGTTTTAAAAATATCACCTACATACCCTACCAAAGTTTGTAAAGAACCTGCTATGTTATTTAAATCTAACTTAGGAGGTTTTAAAGTCTTTACAGCTTCTCCTCGTATTTCGAACCAATCTTTTATTTTTTTTAGGAGAATATTAAAAATACCAGCTCCTTTTCCAGTACTTTCGGAATCTCCATTCCAAAATAATTTAAAGAATGAATCTGAAATACTAGATTTGCTATTATCAGGATCTCCACCAAAAGCAGATATTAACATTTTTGCAAGTCCAGATCTACTTCTACCTCCACCTTTCTCTTTATCTCCAAAGAAAAATCGTTCAATACTAGCACCTATACTAATAACCTTATCCCAATGTTTAGCTAAGAACATAGTACCGAAGAGGAAGAGAATAGTTTTAAATTGTCCACCTACAGTACTAGCCATTCTTTTAGGGTCTAATCTCTCTGAAACACTCTTCCCTAAGTCAGATAAGTGTTTCATTAATTTATTAGTACTTCTTGTCAAGGACCATTCACGACGTTGATATTCTTTTTCTCTGGCCGCTGCTTGTTGATTCTGTTTAGCAAAGGCATTAGATATCCAAGTTTTAAATCGAGCCTGTCCTTCATCTGGATTTTGTTTTACTGCTAATGTTCTCCCTTGGACAGGACCACCAATATTAGCAGCGGGAACAGCAACGTTATTAGTCGTCGTGTTCGTAGTGTTATTATTTATTGTTATCTTCTGTGGAGTTACTTGTACACTCCTTGAAGATGTTCGCTGTACTTTAGGTTGTCCAAGTCCATATTTTCCTAAGACAGCCTGAGTTTGTGGATTCATCGCCTGTACTTGTTGTTGTACTGCTGCTCCACCACCTAAACCTCCAAGAGCAGCCATTTCAACAGCTTGACTCATTGTTTCATTATTAGCTGCATCAGCATTATTTTCGAGTCTAGCTGTTTGTAAGTTTCCCTGACGTTCTGCATTTATCTGAACAATCTGGTTTTGTGCTTCTTGGAGTTGTTGTAAGTCTTTCCCATCCTCTGGTTTCTGGGAAGACATTTTTCTTACTTTATTTTCTATATCTTCTGCAGCCATTGTTTATTTTTTTTATATAGCTTCAAAGCCTTATATATGAAATAAAATATATAAAGATTATGAAGAAAAATATAATAAAAGCTTATAAATTTATTAACTACAGCGATCATGATAATTGCGCTTGTGATTTAGCATTATCACCTGTAGAATGTTATCTTTTTTTAGAGAAAGAGAAGTATGAACGATTTTATAGAGGTAATATTCAAAAACTTAATGAAGAATTAAAGGATATTACTTATGGATTATTACAAATTAATATATTACAAGATTACAAATTAGATGACTTTGAACTAATTGATAAAAATTACATACCGAATAATAAAGATTATGTATTAATATCTTTACCCACAGTATGTGAATTTAATATAATAAATAGTCAGCTAAATCTATCAGATGAAGCGATAAAATATATTAATTTTATTCAAAAAGAGGATTAATTTCCTCTTTTATTTTTCTTCCACATTCTCTTTCTTGTTTTACTATCAGGAAAAACACTATTTTTATTATATGCTCTAGATGGAATTTGAATAGCTTTATAAATAGATTCTTTCATTTTCGCATCTCCCGTAGATTTATACGTTTCAACTGCTAAATCTTCTGCTACTTTAGCTACAGATCTTTTTTCAGGAATTATACCTAATTTATCCGCTATTTTTGATCCTTCTTTCCAAGCATTCTGTTCATTCTTAACTATCAGCTTCTTTCCTACATAATCTTTACTAAAAGAGATTGGTCCTCCTTTTACCTTATTTTTGAAAAGAGGTCTCTTAAATCTCTTCTTAAAAAATTTACTAGTAAATGCCACAATTCCAGATATCGGCTTTTTCCTTTCTTCATCATGTCCAACTTCGTGTAAAGCAATATGTGAATTTTCTCCTCTTCTAGTATTAAGATTTATCATCTTATCGTTTGTTTGTACCTGCTGAATAGTCTCTTGTAGAGTATTCTTTGGATCCTTAACAGGCTTGAATTTTCTTAACATCCGTTTTGCAGGTTTTAAATTATGTTCTATGAAATTACCACCTTTATGACCAGTTAATTTGGCAAAAGTATCTTCATGAGAAACTCCAATCCTTCTTTTATTAGCTTCTTGAATTACTTTATTATGAAATTCCTGATCAGTTACGATCGGCATTCTACTTAGAGATCTATTTGCTTTAATATTCCTAGCAACATCATTTCTCATGGATCTTGCCACCTTATCAGCTATAGATTTTCTTTTCTCACCTACAAGTTTTTTATAAGTTCTTTTAACTCCGTGACGTTTTATTAATTCCCTAATATTTGAAAATTTTCCGAATTCACGCTGTTCTATAGTCCAACCATCAGAATACAGTCTTTCCACTAAATCTCTACCAGTAAAAGATTTAGTTTTTAGTTTTCTTGCTATGATCATAATTACTTCGTTTTTATTTTCTCTATGAACTGGTCTATTTCTTTATTTCCGAGACCTAAAATAACTCCAAGACGTTTACTATACCAAAACTTTCCTGGGACTTTAAGAATACTATATAACTCATCTTGACACTCCAAGAAAGTTATCAGGCGACTTCCAGAAATTGACTTTTTCGTTACTATTTCGATATCCCCTGGAATAGTATACTTATCTAATTTATCTTTCCGTATCATAACAACCGGAGTACATTTCTTGAGATTAGGAGTAGACATATATTCTTCGGTATCAATTAAAACTCCTCTTACTAACCTTGGAGATCTTACCGACTTTTCTTCTTTCTTAGGTTCCTCGGATTCTTCTTTATCTCCTAGTAAACGTGTAATGAGATCTATAACACTCAAGATCGCCAACACAGCCAAGAAAAATATTAATCCAGGGAGAAGTAAGACAAGAACAATAATCCCAGGCACAATAAACAGTAGAGACCAGGAAAACCAATTATCTATATCAACTAACCACTCTACCAATTCAGTTTTCTTTATCTTCATTTTCTTTCCTCCAATTATTTCTTATATATTCTTTCGTATCTTCTATAAATCTCAATAATTCAGCCGAGATCAAATCATATTCATCCAAGATCTCGAAAACACAATAATTATCTAGAATACTGAAATTTTCCTTATAAAATACTCCTTCAGAATAATAATTATCGGAAACTAATCTCCTAAAATCATAACTCTGTATAAATAGTGTGTCTCCGGGAATATTATTAAACTTTCCGATCTTGAGTAATATGAATACGTCTATAGTCTCAGATTTAACTCCTATAATCGAAACTATATCATCTTCGGTGGTTTTATCTCTAGAGGAAAATAGTCTAGAATAACCGCTAAACTTAAGAATATTACCTATATTGTTATTATCTTCTATCCATCGTACCATACGCATTTTTATTAATTAGTTCCTATAGATCTATATCCCAAGACTCTATAGGATTATACTTTTATTCTTTCTCTTTTTTCTTATCGTAAAATTTCTTAGCCCCATATAATGCTCCTGCCGCTAAAGCAGTTCCAGCCATTATTTTTCCAGTTCTTCCCAGTTTAAATGGAGACTTAGTAACCCTAGACGTACCCTTATCTAACGGAGAATTAGTCTTAGGTGCAGTTGGGCCAAAGTTAAGTGGATTTTTAGGAATAGAATTAGTAGGTATTGTAGTATTTGTTATTGGACTAGGATTTTCTACAACTCTATTCTTTCTTTCTAATACACTTTGACGAAACTTCTTTTGATTTTCAGGAGATAGAGCTTGAATTCTTTCCTGTTTAGTTTTAATTTTTTCCTGTACCTTCGTTCCTCTTATTTTTTTAACACCTCTATCTTGAGTATTTTGTCCATATCCTCTTGCCTGTTGTAATAAAGTTTGCTGAGCATTTCCTAATCTTTTGTCAACTTTACTAATACTAGGATTATCATACTCAGAAGAAGGCAATACTTTATTAATTTCTATGGCTTTTTTATACCTTTCTGAATTCTTTAGTATCTGCTCTTGAGGGATTCCACCCATAGACTGATGTTGAATAACCGGATTTACAGCTTGAGTCATTTGCCACTGCCTTGTTTTAATCTTATTTGCTTTATTACCAAACTCTTTCTGTCTCAGTATTATCATATATTTCTTAAACTGTCAAGGGAAGAATATTGTTAAATCCTATACCCCCCCCCTTGACATATAAAATTTTAAGGGAGGGTATAGTTTTATAAGTCCATTAAGTCGACATTCTTAGTTCCCATTATTTCTTTTCTCTCAGCTTCCTCTTCATAATAAGCTTGACGTTGTGCCGCTGATATTCCTTTAAGTCTCTGTCCCTTCTTTCCACCAAAATTAAGTAACGGAAAATCAGGGTCAGTTCCTTCGGTAGTATCAAGGAAGTTTTCATAGCATTCACGAAGAGACTTAAGAGAAGAAAGTGTATAGTACTCTACTCCATCGACCTTAAGAAATTTATTTAAATAAAATTTTAGATCCATCAATTGGGGAATTGTTACAGATGTCTCGAAAGAAGTCGACAGTAAGAGATTCTACACTTACTGCCACACTCCTCCTTTCTTTCGCTTTCTTTCCTTTATTACATTCAGGACAATATAGTTGAATAGGTTCAAGTCTATCGTAATATAAGTCACGAAGAGCAAGCAAGAGAGTAACATCACCATGAGTAGCCCCTAAGACATCTTTCTCGATCTGTGTTCCCTGATAATCAAAATCTTTAATCAAGGCTATAGTTTTAATCATCTTCAAGTCAGTTACAGTTCGATATCTAAGGTAAGTCTGAAATACCTTCATAAACTCTCTAACTGTCGGAACTATAGTCTCGTATCTATGCCCTCCAAGTTCAATAAAAGCACCATTCATAATCTTTTGATCGATCTGTTTAAAGTGAATATCTTTTTCGAAGGATATAGTTTTCTTCATCTTCTTACCACATTCAGGACATGTTACTTCTATTTCATAAGATAATTCCCCAGAAACCGTACAAAGCTTCTTATAAAATATCAAGAAATCTACATCCATTAAATAACAATCTAGGATAGTTTCATCTTCTTGAACTAAAAGATTGATATCATATAAGTATTTTTCTAGTGGATCATCAGAAGGAAGATTCTCAAGATATCTTGTTATTTCTAAGAATGTCATAGGACTAACCTTAACACTTGGGAATTTATATCCATATCCCCCTGATGGTAATTGTGATGTTAAAATATTCATAATCGTTAAACTCTCATTTTTTTATTAATTAATCTTCTTTTTCTCTACGCTCTAATTCTTTACGAGCCTTTCTTGCTTCTGATTTATGATGAAGATGTCCAGCTGCAGCAATTCCGGCACCTGTAGCAGCACCGATTCCAGCTCCTATTAAACCTCTTTTTAAAGATAATTTCTTAGCTAATCCAATTGAAGCTCCGGAGACACTAGTAGCAGCTATAAGTCTTTTATTATTTTTCTTAATATTTTCTTTTTCCTTATCAGTCAAACCTTCATCATATCTAGCTCTTTCTTTAAGCCATTTATCTGACTTTCGAGAGAATTTAGAATCATCAAACTCTTCTGACATTCCAAGATATGTTTCTTCATCTAAATCATCATCAGCCTTAGAAAATTTATTCTCTCTAAGTTTTTCTGCACGTTTCTTCATTAAATGGTTTGAAGCTAATCCCGCCGCTGTTCCTAATAAAGCTGTTCCTGCCAAGATCTTCTTATTTCTCTTTGAAGCTTTCTTTGAAACTTTATCTTCTAATTTCTTTGTTGCTTTTTTTAGTATATCTTCTTCGCCTTTTAATTTTTTATCAGCCATGTTTAGATAATGTTTTTCAACTTTCTGAACTTTTAGAAGATTATCAAGTTCGTTAAATGAATCTATTACTGGTTCTCCTGTTCTCGTCTTTTCATTAGCTCGCTTAAATACCTCTTTACCAGTTTTTCTAATTTTATCAAGTTCATTCCGATATTTTTCATATAATTTACCAGAATGTTTGAGATACTGATCATTTATTTTGGCTTCATCAACTGACTTAGCAACGTCAGAACCAATTAAACCTACCCCAGCTACAGTACCACCAGCTAAAATTCCATGTGCAGTAGCTACTCCTTTACGATTTTTATCAATCTGATCTGCAGCTCTCTGTTTTTTCTCTTCAGCTGTTAATTTCTTAGAGAATAATTTTCTTTTGATTATCATACTATTTATATAGGGGATTATTAAACTTCATACCCCCCCCCTTTAGAGAGTATGATTTTTCTTATTATAAATAAAGAACGAAATATAAACTAAAAGCCTTATATATGTAATAAAATATTTTAAATTATGAAAATAGGAATAAGTACAACTAACATAATTAATGAATTTGTTAGATTTATAGGTCCTGTAGTTGACCTAAGAATAAAAGAATGTAAAGTGTATGTAATAATAGATCACAATAAATTTACTAATCTAGAAGAAATACTAAATCAATTAAATCAACAATCTATTTTTTCACTTAGTCCAGCAGAAATTGTATCATCTTTTGAAGTAGAATCTATACTACTTGATACAGATAATTCAAGAACAGATACAGTTATAAAACTTCCTGGGACTTGGAGAATAAATACAGAAACTAATGAAATAATTGAACAAGAAAATCTAGATAAAATTTTAAAGCTATTTACTACACAAGAAGGATGAGAGAAAAAAACTCATCCTTTTATTTTCTTTTCTTAGAATTTCCAAAGATCTGACCTATAATACTCTTATCCTTTCTTCTATTTTGCCTTATTTCTCTCTTATCTAGTTTATTTTTAAGGTCTAAATCATTTTTATCCAAATTTTCCGGATAAGTATTTTTAATTCTATGTAACTTACCTGGACTAACTTCTTTCTTTAAAGCACTATTTGGATCTAAATATTTAGCCGCTGCATTTAAAGTTCTTGCATTTCTGGCAGCTTTATAAGTTTTTAGAGATAATTTTTTATCCTTTTCTGCAAGTTTTATCTCTTCTTTAGATGCCCCATGCTCTTTCATTAAATTTATTCCATTCTTCCAAGCATTTTTCTCCTCTTTAAGTTCAGCACTATTTCTTTTGAACTCTTCTTTCACTCGTTCTATAGTTCCAATTTCAGATTTTTTCTTACTCTTATTCATTAAATTTAATCTACTAATAGCTTTATTCCTCTCACCAGCAGCTCCAGTACTATTCATTGCATGACCTACTTCATGGGCTAGAGCTGGAATATTTTCATCATATTTTCCTTTAATATTTATAAGACCTGATCTTGGAGATAATCCAGAAACTTCATTAGGAGATAACGTTAATGCAATTTTCTTACTTAATCGTTTTCCATCAACATTTCCTTCGTATTTTGAATTATTCAGAAACCGTTTACTAACTTCTTTTGCTTCTTCTGGCTTAAATGGAGCATAATAATTTATAGATTCTTTTTCACCTATTGAAGTTTGAATTTTATTATTATCAAATACTCTAGAATTTCCCTTCTTAATAGCATCCTTTACTAAATCTTTTCCAAGTTTCTTATTAGAAATAGATTCTTTTTCTAAATCTTTTGCTAATTTAAGTACTTCACTATTATTAGATACTTGTTTAACTGATAAATCTTCTAACTTCTTTCCGATTTTTCTTTGAAGTCTACCTGCATATTTCTTCATAACTCTAGAACCACCTGAATGGTAAAATTCTTGAGCTATATTAAATTGTTTTTGTCGTAGGATTATCATACTATTAATTTTTATTCAAAACAAAATTCCCACTCACCTTTACTGGCGAATGAGAATTATTATGTCCCAGGCAAGATCGAACACTTACCTCATAAAATATTGTTTATTGTTTTCAGGTTATTATATATTTCTTGATACTCTGGCTTAACTCCTATAATGTCAGTAGCTTTCACTCTCTTCTTAGAACCATCAGAAAGTATTTCATTTACTTTAGCCTCCTTAGTTTCAAAAAAGTTTTCTAAGTCAGTTGCTTTAGGAGTAGCTGTATAATTAATTGAAGAATATAGTCCTCCAAGAATTTCTTTTATTTTTGCTTGGCTTATTCTATCTCCAACAGAAAACTTAGAGAGAATAGTATTTACCAAAAGTTCTTTACTAAATGTTACAATACCTAACTCTTTTTCAATTTTATACCTATCATACCCCAAAGCTTTTAGTTTTTGTGGTTTAAGAATAGTATAATAAGATTTAATATTATCATGTTCCCCAATCTGATCTAATACTATTTGTATAGCTTGATTAGATAATCCATATTCACATAATAATTTAAGCTTTTGTTTGAACAAAGTTAGATTTTCATACTCATTCATAAAATTAGATACTTCTCTATTAATTAGATCATTTGTATCTAATGTATTATGTACTGAACTAAATACAGTAAATCTATCTTTATAATCTATTTGTTGTATTCTAAAAGCTCTAATCTCATTTACTAATACTAAATTATTAAGTACAGGTATCAAAGTTCCACTCTGATGTTCGTTTACCGCCACATAATTATCTTTATAACTAAAAGATTTTGCCATTTTTTGATATGTTTCTGCTAGATCATATTTTGCTTTATCAGGTGCAGAGCTATAGGAATCTAATAAGTTTTGAGTAATTTCTTTTTTTCTTTCTACTTCTTTATTAAACTCCTCTTGAGACACTTTCCTATAATCACATATTGTTCGATAATAAAATACTGCACTATTACTCCATGGATTCTCTTGCAGCCTTTGTCTACCTAAGATCTGAGGCAAGTCTTCAGAGATATCAACAGCTAAAGTATCTATATTACTATCAGAGAAAATAAATGATCTAGCACAAGTAGAGTAAAAATCAGCACCTAGGTATACAGTTCTAGTACAAAAGGTAAACATTTTAGGTTTAACTCCTTTTAGCGGTACTTCACCTATTACGAATTTCTTCCCTAATTTACGTTGTATTCGTTTTTGATTATCAGGAGTATCACTACACAAAATATTTACTTCTTCAGGTTGGAGATTACACTTTTTTATAATACTAGTAATATGATTAACAGAATTTACATAAAATACAGCTTCATCCGATATTATTTCTCTGGGATAGCCATTTACCATTCTAATAGCTCTCTCAAAATTACCATCCTTGTAGGACTGAATAATTTCTGGGAGTTTTTCGCCAACAGATTTCATTGTAAGTACTTTTAAGGCAGGTTTTAATACCCTAGTCGAATCCTCCTTACTCCAATCCATATTAATATATGGAAGACCATCAAACTCACCTAACATATTAAGATATTCCTCCAACATAGGAGTTGCGCTAACAAATAAAGCTGAGTGAGATTGGTGTAGATGATATAAAAAATCTAATTCTGTATTAGACTTAAACTTAGAATCATGTAAGATAGTTTGAAACTCATCTATAATGGTGTAAAAAGATTGAAATATACCCAAAGATGTTAATATATCTTTTACAATTCTATAAGAATCATATGTTACAAGAATTTTACAAGGTTTATCTCCTAAGTATTTTCTTTCATTTAGATAGTCTTTTATTTCATTCATTAATCTATTATAAACTGTATCCTTTCCATGAACTACTTCTTTAAGAGTATCCATAAATACTTGAGATCTAGTCTTATCTATCTTGCTTAAATCTTTATCAACTGTCAATTCTTTTTCAAGCTCATTCACTACTAAGTAAACACTATCCTTATGTTGGTCTTTCTTATTTTTAAGTAACATCTTTCTTGGAGAACATAGGATAACATTTTCAGGACCTCTAAGACAGTATTCTGTAAATCCACAACCTGGAAGTTGTTTATTAATAATACATTTTACTGGGAATTTATAAAATCTAAAGTCTGTTCCTAATTCTGATATAAATCTTATTCCTCTAGGAACTACATAATCATTTAATTTTAGTATTGGCATACGTATAATTTTATCAAATTTATTATAATCTAATAGAGAATCCAGTTAAAAGAACTACTATGTCTCTTTAAATTGAAGACATAGGAGGATTCCCTTTTCAATCATAAGGAATTGAAAGGATATTATACGCATTTTGTCACTTTAAATGGAGTATTTTTAGTACAGTACTATATATATTTTATCTGACAAAAAAGTGACACTTGCTCATATAGATAAAGAACATAAGATCATGTCGGAGACATGGAATATTTATGTTTAGGATTTCTATGAGCTTTTAATCTAGAAATACCACCCCTGGCCCTTTAGAGGCCAAAGGGGTGTCAACTTAATTAAAATAATATTATACTAAAATTTCCTATATATCTTATTCAATGTTTCTTTTCTAAGACACCTCTAGCGGTAGCGGTTAGAGGTGTAGGATAAGGGAAGCTCCTTTGTCCTCATAAATAAGGGACAAACCTATATAAAACTTCCCTTTTATCAATTTGAAAGCCTAGTATATGTAATATAAACTTTAAATACGTAGAATTATGAAAAGAATAGTCAAAGAAGCGGTAATTGAAAGAAAACTTACTGATGAAGAGAAAGATATAGTAAGACCTCATTTAGAATGTAATTATAAAATAGTAGATTTATATCCTGTTGATGAGGATACTATAATACCTGAGGAAGCACTAGATCCTGAGAAGTGGGATGTTCCAGAGGGTTATTATGCTATTGAGATTGAATGATAGTTTTATATACCTTCAATTCTTCCATATGAAATAAGAATAAAATATATAAAATTATGAAAAGAGATAAATTAATAAAAGAAATTATTGAGAAGGATTCATTTATTTTTGAAGATCCTTGTCCTTTATCCCATCAAGAATTAGAAGAGATAGACTCTACTATAGAGAGTACATCTTCTATGTTAGATAATATGAAAATTGACTCAACAGAGGATGATCCTATGCTAAGATTTGAAAAAATAGTAGAAAATCTTAATAAATCTAATAAAAGTATGAGAGTAAAAAGAAATGAGTTAATCTTTTTAAAGGATTATCATAATACATCAAAAACTCCTTGTTCAGATTGGCTTGATCATAAAAGAGTAGACCTGTATCCTATTAATGAAAATACAGAAATACCTACAGATGCATTAGATCCAGGGGTATGGAATATTCCTGAAGGTTATTATGCTATTGATAGAGATTTGGATTAATTTCCAAATCTCTTTATTTATTTTTATATTTTCCGAGTAATCTTACAGTATCATCAGTCATCATTTTATTAGCTGCATTGGATTCATAAGTTCTAAAGGAATAATCTAGACTTTTATTTCCTGCTTTTTGCATTTCTCTGGAAAGATTATATTTTTTCGCTAATGCAGCGGCATGATATGATGCATTAGCTTCATTCATTAATGTAGATAAATTTCCTACATTGTTCATAATAGAATTATGTAAATTATGTGAAGTATTTACTTTTTTATCCAAACTTCTATAATTACCATAATATTTACCTCCTCTTAATTGTTCTCTATTATCACTTACACGATGTCCAACCTCATGAAGAATTGTATATGGATTTTTTCTATGTATATTATTTATATTAATAGTATCATTTTTATAATTATATTCTGTAGTTAAATTAGAACCTACTGCAGTTTTTATATTATTTTTTTTTAAGATCTTCTAGGTATTCTTTTCTACCCTTGAGATCATATATTCTTCCTCTATTTCGTTCATATAATGGATCGTAATAAACTTCAGTATTAGTTCTTCCATATAATCCTAAAGTAATTTCTAGATTTTTTATCTCTGGCTCTAGATTTTTTAATTCTTCTTTTTCTTGCTTTCTTTTAGGGAATAATATATCTAATAAATTCATAATAATTTGTTTTAGTGTTTAGTAGAAAAGTAGCCGATCAAAGCCACTCTTCTTTAGTTTTTATGTTGGTTGTATTATTTTTGGCTGAGTTATTATATCAGGGGATTCACCTTCTATGAGAATTCTTTTTAAAACTTCAGATATTTTCTCATAGGTATTGTAAGTATATGGAATTTCTATAAGAATTATATTATTTTCCTTACAATATTTTCTAACGTTCTCATCCCTTTTTAACTGTTTTTTATATTTCTTTAACCCTTCGCGTTTAGATTTTTCGCTAATATTAGTTCTTATCCCTCTGCCATCTGTAAGAAATATCATAGATTTTAAATTGTAATGTTGTTCTCCATTATATTCTATCCAGTAAGTTATGTTAGTATCTTTTTTAGAATAAATTATATAATCTATTCTTATATTAATTTTATTTATATTAGTTGAAACTTCTCTTTTATAGTAGAATAATTCAGAATTACTATTCATCCAAGTATAGATTAATTCTTCTCCTCCACTTCTTCCCTTAGTTTCATAGTTTAATCCTCTTAGGAAATTATAAGGAGTTATTAAGAAATCTACATTATTGAATTTATCCAATATTCTAACAGGAGTTGTCCTATTTACGTATCTCACTTTTGAATAATCATATCTTTCTTTTCCATGAATTTGCTCAGCTTTCTGGATAAATAAATCTATTCCATTACTCTGTTCTTTAGCTATTCTTTCAGTAGTACACTTAGGACATACTTTATTTGTTAATTTCAGATGCGCTTCTGGAGTTTGCCAAAAATATCTATTACAATGATTACATAATATTTTTACAGGAGTAAATCTATCAATATAATCGACTTCAGAATAATTGAAACTATCTTGAAATAATTGAATAGCTTTATTAATCCAATTATTAAATGATTTCAATCTTTTTTGTTCATCTAAATTCTTTTTAACACAAGAAGGACATCCTATAGTATTATGATTGTTCTTTTTGGATAATGTGCCTAAATGATTTGAAGGTATAACTTCAAAATAATTTCCACATCTTTTACATTTTAATATTATAGGTGTTTCTAAGTCTATAAATTCTGTTTTATCATATTCAAATAGATCTTTGTATATTTCTTTAGATCTATTTATAAAATCTTCTGTAGTCTTTAATTCGTTTCTTTTCATTATTATAATTATCCTTTTATAAATTTAATTCAATTTAGTTATTTATGAAAGGAGAGTAGATTGATCAGATCTACTCTCCAGGATAATCATAAATAAGAAATCTAATATTGAATTAAAAATCTATTTTTTTTTAAATATTATCAAAAGTTCTTTCGTAGTGTTCAAATTGAAAACTTACTTGAATCGTAATATATTGATATTTTATTATCAAACTAGACTATATCTTAAGGAAAATCCCTCTTTGTACATAGTCGTTGAGAGTATCATTATTGATACTTTGCTGATTATTTATACAAATTTATAAATTTCCCAGCAATTCACAAAATTCTATTAGGATTTTATTCCTAAACTGACAATTAAATTTTATCAGCTCTATCTGTACCATCTTCTGTCTGTGGTTATGTTAACTATAATAAATCATATTATTATAGCCCAGAATACAAATTCAACTTAGGGTTTTCTAAGTTGGTAAGTCTTTATTCGTTACACTAAGAATTGAAATATAATTCTTAGCTCGGTATCGGGAATTATCCTTTCACCGAATTTACTTACTAATAATTTAGGGAATTACTTCTCTAAACGGCCAGTAATTATTTACAAACCATTTTCCGGTTGATGTGTTATTTTTATATATCACTTCAGACTATATCATAAAGAGAACTATGGCTTTCTCTTTCTTTATCCTTAGTCGTTGAGAAATAGATTTTATTATCTATTTTTGCTGATTTATGTTTTACATTTTCCAGCAATTCATAAAGATTCAGATTTTATTATAAAAATCTGGACGAGTGTTCATCAATTGGAGCATCCTGAAGAATACAGTTATAGAAATTAAGAGTACGAGCTTTGATACGGCTTGAGTTAGTTAAGATTAATCTAAGGTCGCATACTAAGTCATCCTTTCTGAAAGAATATTTAGTATCACGATCTGCAATTTTCTGGCGATAGTCCTTATGGTTTTTGTTTTAAATCATACTAGACTATATCATAAAGAGGAACTATGGCTTAACCCTCTTTCTTTGTACTTAGTCGTTGAAAAATAGAATCATATCTATTTCTGCTGATTATTTTTTCGTTATATTAGGTTCATCGCTCTTAATCCTAAATCTTAAGCGATGGAGATAACTATAACGAGATATTTCCAGCAGTTCACAAAGATTCATTAAGGAACTTTTAATCTCTTAATGGACAACTTTTAAATTATCAAACCAGTAAGTAATTGCCTGATCTTCCTTATCTACAAAAGCCAACGACAGGGTTCCAGCTGTGTTTTGACCTGTCTTCTGAATGATAGTATAATTACCACGCATTCTCTTTTCAAAACCTGATACACTATAATCAATACCTACCTGAACGGCATTTAATCTAGCATTGAAAATATCAGTACCAGGGAAATAAACTCAAACATTTGTTCTATGTTTAGACTATATCATAAAAGAAATCTATGGCTATTTCTTTTCTTTGCTAATAGTCGTTGAGAAATAGATTTTTTATCTATTTTTGCTGATTTATCTTTACTTGATCTTCCAGCAGTTTACAAAGTTTTACTAAGACAATTATTTATCTTAGGTACATTAATGAATTGAAGTTCCCACATGTCACCACGAAGGAATTCTTTATTATTATCTTTATATGTACTTTGATAGTCAATAAATTTCATGTATCCGTCACTTCCGCGGACTAAACTTGCTACGCTTGCCATAGTTTTTATTATTTTTTATCGTAATTTAAAGTTATATCGATCGTCATATCATTATCTACTAAGTCGCTCATTCTAGATTCCACTTCAAGTCCTAGTCTGTTATTTGGTAAGTCTAGGTAAAATCCAGTAATAACTAATGAATCTATATATGAGTACCCAGCTGATATTCTATTTAAGATCTGTTCTATTCTAGCTCTTATATCTCCGGCTGATTTAGTACTAAGAATTTTCCATTTATTCTTTTCCAATTCTCTAGCCACTTTTCCTATACAGAATCTCATCCACCCTGAAGTATTGAAGTCTTGTCCATTTTGATATTTTTTATAATAATATATCTGGTTATTAAATACTAGATAATTACTTTTGTATTCTTCAAGTTTTTCTTCTGGTGATTCAAAGGTGTAAGGATCTGTTGTAGGTGTTTGATATAAGATCTGATCGCTAGTTATTGAGTAAATATCTTGTAAGAGCCCTCTAATATGTAAATAATATCCAGGTCTATCTTGTCCGAAAATTGTTTGCCCTCGATAAAAATATAAGAGTCGATTATCAGTGTCAGAGGTATAATTAAAGACGTAGTTATTTCCGGCCGTATTAGTTTCCTCAGGATCAGTTGTTTCTATTAAGTTTCCGTTTTCCACTTTATAGAATTTTACTCCTCCAGTGGGTTGTGATACTATATAAATTGTTCCTGAGGTTATATTTTCGGCCGATGGGAGTTCTTGAGTTTCTACGTAGGTCCATCCATTATCAGAATTTTGGAATAATACTTGAAAACCTAAACTCCTTGCATACCCTAAAAATCTCTCGTATTCTGGATAATAACTAGTCTCTGAGCCTGTCTTCATTCCGGCCGAGTATTTATAGATATCAGGGACTAAGAAATAATCAATAATTCCAGCGTTGTCAGATCCAAAAATAGCCTCTGCCGCTTTCCAATATTCCCCATTTATATCTTCGGCCGTTTCTTTCCAGGCTCGTTTAAGATACCATGTTCCAGAAGGTAATTCAGATTCTTTAGTACCTTTTTTATATTCTACCTCTTCACCTGTTTCTCGATTTATGTAAGATGTTGAGAGAATACATCTAACTAACTTAGACTCTGAAGTAATTATAGTATCAAGTCTTTCCTGTCCAATAGTAAATAAACCACCTTCATAAATTTCTTGATATTTATACCTCTCGATTGTTACTCTATACTTATCATCTCCTTTCAGTTTCTCAATATTTACACTAATATCACTATCTAAGTATTCGGGATCTCCACCTTCAGTACCAGTTGTTTTAGATATAAATCTCACTCTAGTACTTCCGCTCGAGATTTTTGATAGTATATTGTGTGTAGTGTTAAAATCTGGTTCGAATAATAGATCAGTAATATTAGTAAAATAAGTAACCTGAACAGAATATGATGTGTATATTTTGTAACCCTCCGAGATATTTCCTTCGACTGTATAACCTAATTGACTTGGAATTATAACTTCTACTAACCTCTTGAAAATTTCCTTATTACTTTCTTTGGCTTTGATTTCGACCTCGACTGCTTCATCATAATACTGACTTGGAATATTAGGGATACTATTAATTTCCTCTTTAAACCAAATCATTATATTTTCATAAGAGTCATTTTTAAGTTTTTTCAGGATTATATATTTAGAAGTTAATCCCTCGTCTATCGGGTGAAAATCTATCTCAGGGTTATATACTAAAGAATAAGCTAAAGTTTCATACCCTTTTGATACTCTTAGCAAGTCAGGAAGATGAGATAATAATATTTCTTCATTAATTTTTTCAGTATAATCAACATCTCCTTCCTCTATATATTTCGGATAACAATATTCAGGTCCAATAAAACCTGGATAATTTATGTTTAATACATCCCTATTTTCTAGAGAACTCGTATTATTAGTGTCAAGATTTTGTGGTAATTCTAGGATTTTCATATATTCTCCTAGATAATATATATAAAGAGTATACCACAAATTTCCCTCTTTATATTCGCCTTCTCCTGTTACTACCTTATACAAAACTTTATCTTCTCCGATTTCTGGAAGTTCTGTTAAGTTATAGTATAATTTTTGATCTATAGAATACTCTTTTAGGTCAACATAGTCAGGAGCATTAGTATTTTGTTCAACCTTAATTGGTCTATATAAGAATAAAGTAACTCCAGATTCTAAAAGTTCATCATAATAATCTTTCCCTGGAAAATCTGATCCAAACCAAATATCAAGTTCATCAGGAGTTCTCACAAGTATTGGTTTCTCATATGACATCTTAGAATCTACAACTTCAGAAAATACTGTAAAATCATCTTGTTCAGTGGAGTACTTTATATTAGTTGTTCCTAATCTTAAATACATAGCTTTATATTATTTAATTAGTTTCATTACTGAATTTACTCCACTTTCTACTATAGAACCGTAATCTGTTTTTGAAGAATTATCGGGAGCTTTATGTTGTATTACCTTAACTTCTGGAATTTTTCCTTCATTTGGATTCTCTCCTACGATACTAAATGATACCATAAGATCTCCTGCACCGTCTCCAATATCCCCTGTATACTCTTCAGAGAAATCTTTCATTACTAAAAGCAAATCAAATTTTTGAATTGTACTATATTGTGGTGTCATAACATATATTCTACATCTGAAGCATATATTTTTATACATAGCAATACACACATTATTAGTATCTATTGCTGTAAGTGAATATTCATCCGGGGGCAGTATATAATAATCAGATGTATGTCCTTCGCTATTATAAATTGCAGCTTTAGCACATTCTTCAAAGTATCGTCTCCAAGATTTATATTGATCGTCGGCGATAGTTATTCGAAGTTCATTAGTAAATTCCATTGAAACAGGATAACTAATTTCACCATCATACAAGCTCAGTGTTTTTGATGTCATTTTAGATTTTTGAAGATCAAAACTAGTAAATGGAATCCATTTATTATAAGCTGTATTTACTCCATGCATTACGATATTTCTTATATTTATTTCGTGGATTCCAGGAAGATAATTAAGATCTCCATTTTCAGGCCCTGCATAAGGTTCAAGAGCAATTTCCCAGAAAGCATTAGTATCTAATGTTTGAATATTATAATTTGAATACCCTGTTGAGGTAAATTTATCTGGAGTTGTAATAAATGGGCTAGATTTTAATACATTATATAAACCTTCTACAGTATTAGTATCGTCAGTATCGCTAGATATCCCACATAATTCCTCTAGAGTAATTAATATACCTTTACCTGAAATATAATTATTTTTAAAACTGTATGTTCTTTCTCCTCCAGAAGATCCTAAAGCCATATCTTTTAAAGCACTACCTGCTTTTTTCCAAAAGGATGATGATGAATTTTTCTTTGCTCCTTCATTAGTTATTTTACTTAAGAGTTCGATTTCATCATAAGAAAATACAGATTGACTTTTTATAGGATTAGAAGCATTACTACTAGTTGATCGTGTATTCGCTTCTTCAAATCCATTATATTTAAATTTATTTTCATCTGGTCTATTCAAAGGATTAGATATATCTACTGATTTGCTTCCAACGATACTATTAACAGCATCTCCGAGCTTGTCTCCTAGGTTGTCAAGTGCACCAGAAACTCCTCCAGATACTAAATCACCCAATAAACCGCCATCATTTCCAGGGAGTCTATATCGATTTGATTTAGTTACTTTTTCAAGCTCGTCTCTAGCTACTACCAAACCAGCTAGTGTTTCATTAACAAGAAGTTGTCTTGCCTCTCCATGTACTCCAGTCCAGCCCACGGCTTTTTCAGCAGTCCATCTAAGATAATTACTTAAATTAAGAGATTCTAATCCAAATTTAGGTAATTTCATAGGAGGACCTTCTACTTGTTCAGAAGATAGTTCAGGATTTTCTGAATATTTATAAATTTCTTGTCCATCAGGAGCTTGTGCATCTGGAATTTCTTTTTGTTGGTTATAGAAATAAGTAGGATTTTCTATGATTTTTTCTACTTCTTCTGGAGAAAGATAATTTTCATTATCTGTTTCTGGAACTTCTAGAATAGAATCGTAAAAATTTCCAAGATCTCCACCAAGACTATCTAACTCTTCTGGGCCAAGAGGAGTATAATCTCCAGATTGTCTAGGAGCATCAGCTATTTCTGGAACTTCAAGGAGAGAATCATAGAAATTATTGATATTTCCACCAAGACTATCTAATTCTTCCGGACCTAATGGAGTATAACCTTCATATCCATCTCCAGAAGTTTCAGGGAGTTCGAGTTTTTCATCTTCTAACTCAAAATCTCTAGTATCTTCAAGTTTATCTATAAAATCTTCAAGACTTTCAGGTTCAGCTTCCTCTGTACCTTTTAAATCTATCCTTTCATCTTCTAAAGAACTTGATTCATATTCTTTAGTACCCTCTAAGTTTATTCTCTCGTCTTCTAAAGATTTAGGTTCGAATTCTTTAGTTCCGGTTAAATCTATTCTAGTGTCCTCTAACTCAGAAGCCTCATAATCCTTCGTATTTTCTAGATTATCAAGATAATCCTCAAGTTCAGACATCTCAGCTTCTTTAGTTCCAGTTAAGTCTATTCTAGTATCTTCAAGAGAATTATTATCTTCTACACTTAAGTTTTCTCTATAATCCTCTAAAGTAGATATCTCAGATTCTTCAGTACCTTCCAAATCTATTTTAGTGTTTCCAAGTTCTTCTAATACCTTTACAGTACCTCCAAGAGTTATTTTATCTTCAGGTAAACTCTTTAATTCTTCCCCACTTCTAAGAGACTCTTTATGATTCTCTAATTCATCTAACTCCTCCGGCGTTTTCCTAAGATTTTCCCTATAAGTTTCTAACTCTTTATCTTCTACGGTTCTCTCTAAAGATACTTTGGTTTTAGAAAGTTCAGCATCATCTACTGGATTTCTGAGTTTAACTTTAATATCTTCAAGTTCTTTTAGATTATCTTTTCCACTATTTAATTTTTCTCTGTGATCTTCTAACTTATCTAATTCCTCCGGCGTTTCTTTAAGATCTTCTCTATAACTAGATAATTCAGAAGTTTCAATTGTTTTTTCTAAAGATATTCGAGTAGTATCTAATTCATTTTTAGAATCTACTTCGAGCTGTTCTTTGTATGATAAATCTTTAAATCCTTCAAGGTCTATTCTTGTTAGATCTAATTCTAGGTTGTGATTATCAATAAGAGATTCTCTTTCTTTTCCTAACTCTAGATCTTTTTCTGGAACCTTAAGATTTTCTTTTGTATTTATATAAAGATTTCTTACATCTCTAACTCCTTCTAAATTTAACTTTTCTGTACCTAGAGATTTTAATTCTTTTGGTTCCTCAGTTAATTCTTCTCGGCGGTCTTCTAGGGTTGGTTCAAGGATATTTTTTTTATTTACTATATCCTCACGATGTTTCTCTAGTTCTGTTTTCCTAGGATCATACAGATTTTCACGTGTCTTTTCTGTATACAACCCATGATTTTCCGCCGAGTCAGAGTTTCTATTATCAGAAAGTGGTTCTCGTGATGATTCTTTATATAGACTTTTAATACCACGAACCCCATCTAATCCCTCTATATGATCTTCGAGAGAATTAATTTCTGGAATCCTCCCTGTTGTTCTTCCAGGGAGTTCTAGATTATCTTTCTCTAGGGAAGTATGATTTTCTTGAGTTGTTCTAATACTTTTAAGATATTTACTAAGAGCTTTTACTTCCTCAGGTCTAGTAAGTTGATCACATCCAGGAATTTTATTTTGCTTCAGAATCTCATTTTCTATATTTCTTTCTCTCATAATTACATATCTAAAGTTTCAATAATACTATTCAATGTATAAACATAGAATACTTCAGCTACTTCAGAGTAACCCATTTTAAGAGATATTTTAAATCTGAATGTATATTTTCCACGAGTATATTGTAATTCATCCCCTACTTCAAGAGATCCATCATCTGTATATACTTCTAGATTATCTCTGTTTCGATTCCATACATCTCTTAGTTCATTCTGATTTAATATCAATATTGTAGTAAATTGATCATAATCGTTCTCTAATGTACTACTTGATGAATATGTACCTCCAAAAACATTTTTCCATTTTGAATTACTCTTTGGTCTGAGTACTACAAATTCAGTCCCAAGAAGTTTTAATTGTAATTTTATATTTTTCATTCCAATAGAATAAAGCCTATTTGCCTTATCTAAGTTTTTTGAAATCATATCCGCCATAATAGTATATATTTAGTTTAAAGATTAATCACAGTCAATAATAGTACAAAATTCTTCTGTATCAATTATTTCACGTATTAATTTATATATCTGTTCAAAAGTAAGAGATCCTGATAGTTTCATTACATATATATCTCTCTCTAGGATCGTAATTGTTCTAATATGAGCTGCCATAGATCTAATGAAATCATCAATTTCGTACTGACTATATTCAAGATCTTTTGGAATATATATTTTAATTGAAGATGGATCAGGATATATACTAATTACATCTTTGGGAATTTTACTAGAAACTTCATAATCCCCGATACGATCTTTATCCAATTTCTCTGTTAATTTCGTTATCATCTTTCTAGCTTGTAAATCTGAAAAATATCGAATTCTAGGTACTATCATTTTTCAAATATATTAGGTTTTACATCAGTTGACATGAATTTTTTTAAAATAAAATCAAATTCATTTCTTGTTTTAATTGTGTAGTTATATATAACTACTTTTCCAGTATCTACCCTATTTACTATCGTTTTTAAGTGATTCCAGAAAATAGAATCAATCTTCTTAAGTTCGTCGGTATCCTCTTTATTTACTGTTATTACGAATATTCCAGAGATCATTGACATATTAATATCTATATCTCCACCAAATTCCCCAACAGTATAATCTAAACCTTCAACATAACGAAGTCTTTTAAGGCTATTTTCTAAGTACTTATTTCCAAAATCTCCTCGATATGTAGGAATTATATCAGGATCATTAGAAAAAGTTACTGCAGCACTATAAATTAAACCGATAAGATCTTCAGATTTACCGGAAAATAGAAATTTTCCCGTTTTTCCAATAAATTTCTTTAAATCATATTTATTTAAAGACTTAACCGAAAAATCCTTCTGTTCAACTTCCTTAATTCTATTTTCAACTAAAGCTTTGTTATCAAGAAGATTTATTTTTACTCCAAGAGTATTACTGAGCTCCATTATAAAGTTGGCTATAACTTGATAATTTGTAAATACAATAGCCACTGAATAAGAATTATTTCTAGAATTGATTGCATAACTACTATATTCCATCCCTGTATACTTCTTACAATAATAGTCTAAACTATCTGAAGTCTTTTCCAATTCCTTAGAGGTCATTCCAAAAGTATACATGGTAATGGAATTATCTTGTATTGAAAAATTTAATTTATAAGCTGTTACATTTCGATCATTAAAACTAAACTTCTCATCTATTTTTGCTCTTTTATCTAATGAATCTCCTATAGTTACTCCAGAAGCTCTATAAATACCAAATTCACGACGAATTAATTTATCTACTTCTTGAAATTTAACAGATGACATTGGATTGTGTAAATAGTTTAAGAAGAATTTTAATACTACACCTGCTATAGTTCCATATTTACCTCCAGTTATAGCACCACTGGTAATACTAGCATCTTTTAGGAGACTACCTGTAACTCCTCCAATACCAGCACCAGCTAAGGCAGATTTTCCGATTACTTCTATAGCTCCTGGAACCTTATCCATATCCTTAGGACCTGTATAGTGACCCTCCGGAATTGTATATTGTTTTTGTCTAAATTTTGTCATACCATAAAATTTTTAAAATAATTAGTCGAGCTATTTACTATATCTTCTACAACTCTACCTCCTTTACTATCTACATACTTAGATGCAGCCTTAGACATTTTATCACCAACTCCAATCTTTTTCCACATAGTTTTCTCTGGTTTTCCTACTACACTAACTAAAGCAGATGTTCCAGGAATAGGTACTGTCTTCATAGCTACAGAAGTTATAGGTGCTTCTATAGATGGTTGAATTACTTTAGTATTTATAACTCTTCCTGGATTAATGGCTGCTTGATTTGCCGCCATTTTTACTCCTTCTATCTTATTTAAACCTCTTGCTGTAGCTTCTAAGACTTTATTTTGTGTTTTTATGGCGGATCTTTTTGCAGCCATTGGAGTCTTTCTAAGAACTTTTTCATTAAATCCAGCCAATACTCTAGTTCCTGTAAGAGAATACAACTTTCTTTTTATTATCATAATTTTATATATTAAACAAGTAAATCTCCATACCATCCAGATTGGAGTATATAATTATCACACCTAGATCTAAGCTCTTGATATGCAGGGTCGATATTAGATAAAACGTCAATAGAAACACCAGGGAGCAATAAAGAAGCTTTGAGATTTCTGATGTAATTCAATAAATGACATAATGTAAGGTCCATGAAAAATGTACCCCTTGATCCTTCTTCTATATTCAGCCAATAAATAGCTGCTTTAGATGATCCTGGATTAAACGTTTTATCAGGAAGAAAGTCAGGAATTATTGGTCGACTACATATTCCCCTAACATAAAATTGATCATAGCTAGGCATATCCATCATAAAAACATATGGACGTCTATAATCCGTAAAATAAGTATAGTTTCCTGGAGCTGGATAAGATATAGAACCTATTCTGTACATAGGAATAGAATTTGGAACTAATATAATCTGATCTTCCGATATTTTACAATCAAGAAATAATGTAAAATTACTCTTAATCTCACAATATCCTTCAAGTCCCATGTTCTCACAACTACACATCTGAGAACGGTTCATTTTCATCTCCAGAACTAATGGTAGAGTATTTTCAAATTCTCTTAATGACTCCTTAATTATTTCCAGTAGTATTTCATCTGCACTAAGGTAGTCATTTAAATCTAAAATTTCGTCAAGAGAAGTTAAATTGACTAATGCTGCTCGTATAAATAACTTCTTCTTAAGATCTATTAATAATGTTTTATCCATGATATAATACTGGTAATAATTTAGGTTCTATTTTTGTTGTTATATCTTTTCCTTCTTCGAAAAATATCTTTATGATTTCAGGGATTCTATTATTATCTTTATAGGGAATTCGAAGAAGATATATATTATTTTCTTTGCAATATTGTTCTAAGCATCTATCTCGGTTGACTTGATTTACGAAGTCTTGATATGTAGATTGAAAATATTTTATCCAATGAGTATGTTGTTCTCCATCATATTCTATAATAGTGTTTAATTCAGGAATGTAAAAGTCCACAAAAATTTCTCTATTTTCTATTTTTATATATTTTTGACGTACTATGTTTGAATTATATTCTTTTAATAAATTATAACAAGAATACTCCATATTAGAACTTCTCCATTTTCGCTCTTCAGACAAACAATCTTTACAACCTATATATGTTTTTTTCATGAAATTATTAAAGGTTGTCTTCCATATGTTTTTATGTTTATTACATTGTAAAGTTATTTTAGTAAAGGAACCATTCCATTTATTATCTTCAAATCCTAAAAACTTAAAGGATATATTAAATAAATCTTCTTTTTCTTTTAATTTAATGTTTAATACAGATACAGCTTTTTCCTCTGTGTATGATATTTTTTCTAAATCACAAAGAGGACAGGTACCTTTTCCTCTTGATGACACTAATGTTCTAAATGATATTTCATATTCTCCATGTATTGGGCATATTAATGTAACTGGTTCACCATAATCTTTAAAAGTTTCTTTAACTTTTGAAAACTTGGTGTCATATCCATATATATTGTATACCATTTCTTGTGCTTTTTCTGCAGTAATTTTTCTTTTACTACTAACTTTTTCTTTTACACATTCAGGACATAACCAACCTAATTTATCTTTTCTCTTAAATTCTGAATATTTAGGATATCCTATTAAATTATGTATGTTACATTTAATAATCAGTTTTGTATTTCCATTTATAAATTTATTATTTTCAAAACCTAAGAATGAAATATTACCTTTTCTAGAATTATTAAAATAATTTATTATTCTATTAATCTCATCAAGTGCATCTTTTTCACTAATGGATTTACTTTTACTTATTTTTTCTGATTTGCATTGTCTACAACTCCAGCCACTTCTAATAAAATTTCTATAGTTTACTTCTCCAATTAAATTATGAAGCTTACATTTTACTATTAGTATTATTGTTCTTGTATTTTTCCAATCTGGATTTTTTATTTTTATAAATTCTATATTATTGAATATCAATAATTTTTTATTGATATTCTCTAATATTTCTTTTTCTGTTAGTTTTGTCATAATAAATTATATATAAAGGATAGTATGCCAGATTTCTCCAGCATACTATCATAGTTTTTATTATTCAAGGGCTGCTCCTCTAGTATCTTCGTACTCTGAGACTGCAAGATCCATACCAACGTCGAAAATGTCGTGATATCAATATGTTTGCTAAGTATTATCTACTCATGTTCAGACTATATCTTTTAAAATCAGTTTAAAGATTTTAATTATACATCTAGTCGTTGAGAAATAGAATTATATCTATTTTTGCTGATTCTTTGGATTTATTAAGTTCCAGCAATTGGTATAATAATCGCATATACTCTACGATGACATATTTCGCTTATTCTATTATTATTTATAATAGGCAGACTATATTATCTTAGTATCTACTATAGTCGTTGAGAAACTATTAAAAAAATAGTTTTTGCTGATTTATGTTTCACATTTTCCAGCAGTTTAAGATATTTTCTAATGTTAAAATTCACATTAGCCTCTCTTATATAAATTTTCGAAAGGGCACGTTGATATCTAACCAAAACATTAACCACCATTTTATTCTGCATTATTGTTAAACTTAAATATAAGATTAATATTTAAGATCAGACTATATCATTTTAATAAGTACATAGTCGTTGAGAAGTAGATTTTATTATCTATTTTTGCTGATTTATTTTATTATCTTCCAGCAATTCTCTTATTTTTCTTGGTAATATAAAAATCCAAGGCGCAATTATTTACGCTGAATTTGAACAGGGTTATTTGTCTCATCGATGATAATCATTTATGTAACTTAATATTTAATTTTATTAAGATCAGACTATATCATTTGCTTAATTTTATTTTAAACAAATAAGTACTTAGTCGTTGAGAGTATCAATAATGATACTTTGCTGATTATTTTTATTTTCCAGCATTTTCTTATTTTTCCTTAAAAATTTTAAGGCCGCTTAATTTATATTAACGGTAATCATCAATATTATAAGACATTGGGAGAATAGTTGATTTGAACCAGTACTTTTAAGTTATTAATAATTGTTAATAAATAGACTATATCATCTTAAGAATTAATACTTCTTAAGTTATACATTTAGTCGTTGAGAAAGGATTTTACTTAGATAAATCTAAGATATCCTTTTTGCTGATTTATACTTGGTGTAACCAAGATTTTTCCAGCATTTTGGTATAATTTTCCTAGATCCACTCTAGGCGACTACATAATTAATCGATAGTTCCAATCGCACTTTCCCATAGTTTTGGTGCAATTCTCCAGCCTATATACTGTTTAAGTAATACAGGCATAGCTTTTGAGATACGAATAGCTAAACGAGAGTTACCTTCATCTGAAACAATATTATCCACACTTTGCTTAGTATAATTCGTTTTAGAAAATTATTTGGTAATTTCGCTAGACTATATCTTGAAAAATAATAAAATTTATTTATCTTTTATACTTAGTCGTTGAGAAAGGATTTATATTAGTAATCCTTTTTGCTGATTTTTATTTTTAATATAAATTCCAGCAGTTCATAAAAATTCAATTTCAATAAATTGGACAATTTTGTTTATCATTCATATTCCAAGCGTTAGTTTGATAATTCCAGAGTACAGTATTTACTCGTTTTGATAGCAGAAGTTGACGAGTTTTCTTATTAAACTCTGTCATAGGTCTTTGATACTGAACAATACCATTAGTTTGTCCAAGCACAGGAGCAAATTCTGCATTATTTCTACGGTTTCTAGCTACAGCTTCCCAATAAACAACAGCAGGTGAGCAATAATATTTCCATCCAAATGTACCAGAGTCGATATCCCAAGGTGCAGATAGATAGAGTTTATATGAATCTTGTGCTATCTTAGTTGCATTATTAGCGATAGTCATATAATTTGTGCTCTGAACTGTTGATATTGGATAGAAATAGTTAGAGTTGATAGCCATATTAGCCAAGTAATTCTGGAAACTTAGTGATGTATTTCCAAGGTCACATAATCCTTCAACCACATAAATTTCCTGAATATTGATTTCGTCAAGTGCTTTCTTAAGATCCGATTCAGATACGTCAAGAATATCTGTTTCAGTTGGATCTACGCCTAATTTTGCATAAACTTGATCTCCACCATTTTCTTGATATTCATAGTACTTATATGAACTTCCAGATCCAACTCGGTAAACATCTCCAACTGACATACCTATTGAGTTGTAAAGATCAGTCATTGAAGAAACTGTTTGTTTATAAGAACCTGCATTTGGGTCATTAGGATCAAGTTCTACCCATACTTTATCATCAGCTCCGTATCCATAGTAGTTCAATCCAAGCTCTCTCATATCGTCAGGGAGTTGAAGTTGAATCATACTTAGGAGTTCATTGAGTTCTGATACTTCCATATCTCCACGGCCGGTTACTTTACCTATATTAAAGAACTGTACTTCGTCAGAAATATTAGGATCAAGAACAGCGACTTCATAAAAATCTCGCTGTAGGATACTTTCTGACGGTTCTACTGTTCCTTTCTTAGTATAGGTATCTAGAACGGCCGATAGTACCATATAAGGAGAATCAGAGTTTTCGTTCAAAGCGGGGTTAGTTAATTCTTTGGTAACTACTGCATCATGATTAAAACGTCTAATTCTAACTCTCAGATCAGTATTAGAGTTATATTGATTAACTGCATAATATTTCTGTTCTTCGAAACCAGACCAAGCAGAAGCATTAATATCTATAAGTTTTTGATTAGGATTATCACTAGTCCAATCAGGTTCACAAATTACGATATACTGCTTTCCTAGTGGACATCTAGAATCTGAAGTATCTAGCATATCCTGTCCTAGGTAAAGTTCATAGAATACAACTGCCTTTGCTTTATCAGGATCAGTCGTTTCATTTTCAGGAACGATATTATTAGGATCTGTGAAGAATTTATAAGATGGAGAGAAGAATTTATTAGTTTCATTCATCTGATTTACTAAGTCAGGGAGAGTTCTTACATAGTAGTCATACTGAGGACCATCATCAGTTGTACGATTACCAAGAATACCTACTCCATTCAAATTAATTGACCATCCATCTTGATCATGTTCTGCATCATCTCCATCAATATCAAGAACAAATTTAACGACACCTTTATCAGCATCTCTAAATCCCTTCATTAAAGCACCATCTCTAAGGATATATGTACTATAATCAGTTTTAGTCATGGGTTTAGCGTAGTAGATATCGTTAGCTTTAGATGCTCTACAAACCAGCATAACATTAGAGCCAGCCAATCTATAAGCATTCATCCACATTGTTGCAGCTACATTTTTATCTCCTGTATTATTAGCATCATGATAAAGATTATTTAAGGATGCCATATAATCTTCTGTTAAGTCTCCTGAAGCATAAGTTTTTAAGAATTCAGATTGACTAGAAATCAATGTAGGAACTGCTGGGCCTGCATCAGAAATTAAAGTCACTCCGATAATTAAACTTTCACCTGCAGTAGGATTAAGAGCTGCGGTATGTACTCTCTCTATAACTTTTACATACGGTTCGAGAGTTTCAGTCCATTGTGCCATAATTTAAATATAATAATTAATTGTTTTGTTTTAACCAACTTCTACGAGATATACTGGATATTTATTTCTTATAAATTTTTCACATATTCCAGCTATTAAACCAACATCAGCGGTTCCATCAGATATAGTAGTTATAGAAATCTCATTATATCTACTTTTACTTTCTTCTGTTACTGCACTTGAGTTTGGTAGATTTCGTATTATGTTTTTTGTTATATCTTTTAGTTTATTATCTGCTATTGTATTTACTAGAAGTCTAAGTTCACCAGAATTTCTTGTTATAGCTACACTTATTGCTGATTTAAGAGAATCCGCCGTTTTAGGATCTCTTGTAAAATCGGAGCCTTCTTTAAAACCTGTTTTCTTAAGATCCTCTACTACTCTATCCATTAATCTATTGTCAACTGTTAACTTTCTGGAAATAGCCTCATCACCTTTTTTTATAGTACCAACTAAGGCTCCAAGAGCTGCTCCGACTAATGTTCCGGCGGCTACTACTCCAAGTCGTTTAGCAAATGGACTTAGAGTATTTAATTTTCGGAAAGTAGGGTTACTTCCTTCATATTTAATATTTTTAGCATCTTTTCCGGATAATGGTAAACTTAGGGTAGCTACGTTTCCACCAATTATAGCTCCTTTAACAGTATCAGATAATATACTAAAGTCTTTTCTTCTAAATGTAATCATATTATTATCATTTCTCTCGGAAAAGATTTTTTTAAATTTATAAGAGGTTGTCTTTTTTGGTTCTTTTACTTCTACCTCTTTTAAAGTTTTATTAACTCCTCCAAGTGCTTTAGTTAATTTATCCATTGCTTCTAGTTGTTCTTCTTGATATTTTTTATCAGAATTTTTTCTAGTAGCATTAATAGCAAGATTAGTTCCAGAAAATCCAGCAGTGGCAGTAGTAATTTTTGCCGTAGGGTTATTTTTATAAAACTCCTTTACATCTCTGATTATTTTCTTTGGTTTAAATTTTGCCATAATTTTTTATTAATTTTAATAGGAATAACCATCTCTTTGAGTCATATTTGTCTTCCAATCCTGTTTTTCTCTTCGTCTAGCCTGTCTCTGAGCATAATTAAGTCTTTTATTATACCATTCATTATTTTCAGCTTGTTTATTTCTATTTCGAAGAGCCATTCCACCTGCTAGAAGACCACCAACAACTAATCCAGTTTTTCCACCTTTACCCATTCTTCCGAGTAAACTACGACCTGCCTTATTCTTTCCGAAAGCTCCAGCAACAGCACCAACTGTTCCACCAAGAGCAGCACCACCAAGAGCAGCACCAGCTACAGAACCATATCCAGGAGCTTGTTTTGGTTTTTCAGCAAGAATATCTGAATCTTTCATTCTCTTAAGATTATCAGTATCGTCGTATTTAGTGAATAATTTTCTTTTTATAATCATTGTATTTCTTGATTTTTAGAATCTTGATATTTGAAAGCATCTTTATCTAGAGCCCGAGCTGTTTTATTTACTATCTTCTCTCCAGTTCCCCACGTTGCTCCTAAAACTGCAGCACCGACTGGAATACTACCTGCTAAGGCTGTTTTGGGGTTATCCATGATGAACTTACCTGCTTTTTGAGACCATACTGAACCTGAATGTTTTCCATATCTATTTAACTGATGACCGAATTTGTATACACCTTTTCGACCACCTCCGCCAGATAAATTAGAAAGTCCACCTAAAATTGTTTGTCCAGGAGTTTTAAATATCTGTGAATTTCTTACAGATTTAGAAGCGCCAGTAAGTAATCTTTTAACTGCCATTACTCCAGGGACTGCATAGTTTCTCTGAGTTAATGCCATCTGATCTTTATATTGAGCTTTTTCAGCAGAGTATCCGAGAGCCATGGGAGCAGAACCTAGAGCAGCCATCGTTATTAACGTTCCTTTATTTTTTTTTGCAGCTTCTCCTAAAACTTTTCCAGTACCTTTTACTGCTTTCATTATAGATCCAGCAGAATAGGTTTTTTCAAGAGGCATTCCATTTTTCTTCATATCTTTTTGAATTGCTTTATCAGTAAGATATGAAGCTCCTGCCATTGTAGCTCCCATCATAGTTCCACCAATCAGCTTATTTTTTCCTTTCCACACAATTTTACCAACATCTTTAGCGAGACCTTTAGCATTTCCTAAAGTTTTATTATTCTTAAGAGTTGCTGTAAGTTTTGCAAAATTTATTTGAGCAAACTGTTTTTGTCCCATTACATCTGCTGCTTGTTGTGCTGCTTGTGGATTATTTTTTGCGTTTTCTGCAATTTTATTTAAAGCTTTGGTCATCTTTCTATTTTGCTCCTCTGCCTGTGCTGCTTGTTCCTCAGCTTGTTTCATTTGATCAGAGCCTTGTTTTAGAGAAAGACCTGTACCAATAGCCCCTGCAGCATTTAAAGCCATTCCCCAAAAAAATTCTTTTTGTCTAAACTTAATCATAATCTAAATCCTCCTATAATTAAGTCTGCATATCTTGACCGGCAGTTTTAAGACCTTTTCCAAGACCTCTAGTAGCTGCAGAACCTAAGAGATAACCAGCTCCCATACCTAAAATACTTCCAAATGGTCCCCCTATCATTGTTCCAATAGTTCCTCCTAATTTAGTAGCTCCTAAAACACCACCAGCGATTCCGGCTACTTTATTATCAAGAGCTTTACCAACTCCTTCTGTAACTCCTCCAAGTGTATTTCCGGCAGCTTCAGTTAGTGCATTGTAACATTTTCTTTTTAATCTGTATCTTGCCATTTACCTCTTCCTCCACGATTTAATTCTTGATTTAATTTTCTCATTTCTTTTCCTAAATTACCGATTCCAGCTAATTCACGTTGAGAAGTATTCATTCTACCCAGTCTATCCATATCTGTATCATATTTTCTCCCTTTAGTGAAACCAAGAGCTGGGTTATTAGTATTTAATATCTTGGTTTGAGAAAATCTCTTTACAATCATCATGCATTAAGTAAATATATTTTATAACCTAATCCGAAGGGTAATATATTCAATGCATTAATAGCATCTTCGATAGATTTGAATTCTAAGACCAATGATCTTGATTTTTTATCATATTTGATAGCCTCTCCAAGCAATTCAGAAACTTCATAAGATAGATCAAAGGAAGGAGAGAATGAACCAGATAGATAGGGATATTGTTTATCACCGCCTTTACTCTTAAATTCTCTTTGCTCTAAAATTGATCCTGGAAATTCTGAATACTTCTTTTCTTTCTTTTTTCCACCTCTTCTTTCTTCAGGATTATCATTCCTAGGTCCAGAAGTGTCTCCTAAAGAAGTATTATTATTTCCTCCATTATTGTTATTATTCCAATTTGGATCACTATCTTTTGGCGCAAATATAGAATGACTTACGTTTAATTGCATATTTCCAAGACGTTTATCATATGTTTTACCTGGAAGTCTAACCTCATCTGGTAACTTTGCTTTGGCACCAATTTTTAGATACATTCTATATTTATCTTTTCCAAACATAGAAGTACTAATTACAAATCTTTCGATTACTACATTATTTCCTCTAAGAACAGGAATTAATGCACTAGTATCTATTACTCCGAATTTATTTCTATCAGAATATCGCATAAGTTTTACATAAAGACTTCTCATTGCATCATATTCTGTAAATTCTTTCTGTCTAAATTTAATCATGCCACAACTGATAAATTATATTTTGTAGCGAGAATTTCTATAATATCAAAAGCTATTCCTAAGTGATCAGTTTCTGCTGTGATTACTCTGGTTTCTTTATTAATATCAGTTATTCTCATTCTAAAAATATCTTTGATTAATTTTCGAGTATAATTGTATAATTCCTTATCCTGTACTTGAATTTGATAATATCCAGACTCATTTTTTATAAATGAAACTAAAACCATAGCCTTAGAATTAACTCTACTAACGCTATCTGCTTGCTCTGGAGTTATAATATTAGGCCGTAATCCTTGTTTCTTTAAATATTCAATAGCGTCCGGCATTAAATTTTGGATAAGGTATTTCTTCTTTCTAAAATTTATCATAACCCTTTGTTTATAATTGTTGTTTCAGTATCAACCGGAACTTCATAATGATAATCTGGATTATTTCGTTCAAACTCTATATTCTGAACTATTTCTTCTAGGAATTTATATCTATCATCAATTACTTCATAGAAAAATAGTTCACATCTGAATTGACATTGATAAGAGAAATTTGAATTATCATCTTGTTGATATGTCTGGTTAAAATCTTCAGTTATTCCTCCCCATTTTATTGCAGCTGTCCATCTTTGTCCATATCTATCTGATGTTTTGAATTCACAGAAATTAGTAAGTAATGTGACATTCATATATCTATTTTTAAAGTCAAAGAATAATGGCATATCAGTACTTCTTAGATAAAATTCAACTGGTATTTTATGCTGCATTACTTTATCATCAGAATACTTAGGATGATTATCTTTCACTGGAGTCTGAAGAAATTGATAAACAACATGTGATGTTTTAGTTAATGTAGTTTCTTTATTAATTCTAACTAACTCTAAACCATAATCATCTAAAATTTTACGTAATTCTAGAATAAATTGATCTTGATAATCTACAGCTCTTATAACATAATCATTATATTTCCTTCTTAATGTAAATATTGTTTCAGATTCAGATTCAAGTGTAACATCATCTGAACTAATTATAATTTTAGGAAAATTTCTTATCTCATAACAGCTTGGTCTAGGTCCAATAGGTTGAAGATATATAAGATTTCCAGAGTAAAACAAGAAATTTATAAACTCAGGATTTTTATAATCTCCTTCCGAAACTACTATTGTTGTATAATTATAGTTTTGGATAACTCTAGATTCTGAGTCATTTACAATAACTATATTAATAGTATGTGGATCATAAGTTAATTTTCTTAACTTAAGTCCATTTAATGTAACATAAGTATTTTTAAATAATTTAGGAAGTCCTGTAGGGAGCATGTCAATTCTTTTCTCAGTACATGGTATTCCTAAAAGATCTGATAAACTTCCAGAAGTACTTCCTGGAGAATAAGTTAGAGTGAGAGTAGATCTTGAAGTATCCTCTACTATAGAGCTTATTTGTCCTTCTTTTACTTGAAAATACCTACATTTATTAGAAGAGAGTTTAAGACCTCTGTAAATTACATCACTCATAAAACTTATTTTAATATTTTAAAATTAATTTTCAGGGATTAACTTCTTCTTTAACTATTAGCTTTATTTTCTGCTGCTAAGAATGTACCAGCACCTAATGCAGCAGTACCAGCAGCAGCAACACCTAACCCTTTACCTAGTCCAATAGAACCTCTTCCCATAGTAGAAGCTAAATTCTTAAAACCTTTGGCATTTTCTCCTGCTTTAAAAGCTCCTTTTGCTGCAGTCCAATTTGCCGCTGTTTTGGCGAATGGAGAAAATAATCCAAAATTTTTTCTTTTAAGCTTATAAGTTGCCATAATTATTTCATAATTTTTCCAAGTGCCTGCATACCTTTTTGATCAGCTTTTGCATTAAAAGCTTGTTTTGTCATCTGAGATCCTGTTTTCTTTAAAAGTGCATTATCAATTTGTTTAGCTCGTGCAACTCCAAAATCCTTAGCTCCAGACATCATCATTCTATCTCCAACTTTTCCTCCAACAGCTTTACCAGCTTTCATTAGTCCAGTATTAGTTTTAGCCATTATGTTAGCACCAAATGCACCTTTTTTAGCCCCAAGAATGGCTGCACCTGCTGCGAGGCCACCTAAAGCTAATTTTTTCCCAGTACTCATTCCGCCTTTATCATCAGAATATAATTTTCTCTTTAATCTAAATGTACTTGCCATAATTGTAAAAATTAAAAAGAGAAGGAACCTTAAGTCTATAAGACCTAGGGAATCCCTCTCTTTGTTTAAAATCATTTTATTCTTTAGGGATCTGAGAGTTTAACGATCCAAATGATTTTTATGGTTTAATTAGATACCGAATTTGAAAGTAACCTTCTGTACCAATTCAGGAGCCATATACTTAGTACCTTCCTGATAGTAGATACCAGAAGCCATCTGAGTTGGGTTATTGTAGTTACCAATAGTCGGAGTATCAGTCAAAGGCATATAGATACCACGTGCAAGCGGAGCCATCTGACCATCTTTTGTTTTGTGAATTGCATAGAAAGTACCTTCACCCGGAGCTTCAGCAATATCAGTAGAACGAAGTACAGGAATACCATTATACCAACCCAACAGATCATTGATATAAGTCATCTTAGTATTACGTTCCCATTTACCAATCATTCCACCCTTCTGGAATTGATTAGATGCCATATTACCAGCTACATAGGCAGTAACATCAACACCCTTAACAGCTTTAGTTGCCAATGCACTTTCAACATTAATCAAGTAAGCATCGAACAAGTCAACTCTAGAACGATAATCCATGAACTGACCAGTCATAGCACCCTGAGTCAAATCCAAGTCAGCCATAACGTTACCATTATAACCTTCTTCCAAAGTAGAAACCAATTTATAGTTAATTACCTTAGTATACAATTCACGAAGCTTAGTGAACAAGAAAGTAGCCATATCAGAACCAGTTGCTTTCTTCATAGCACCTAAAGCAGCAATGTTATATTCAGCTACCAACATATCAGGTACAGTAGCCAAACCAAGCTGTTGCATCTTAGCGATAAATCTCTTATCATTAGCATGTGCATTAGAAGCACCAATAGTATTACAAGGAGTACCAGTAACATCTTCCTTACCTACAATAGTGATAGTTTCTGTAGCAGCATCACCAGCCAAAGCAGTAGCCAAAGTAAATTCTACACGACCATTCAAATAGTTGATAGTACCGTTAGAAATCTTACCAGCAACAGCCATGAAAGCACCCTGACCATTATCGATCAATTCGAATTTTTCAGTTGCAGTAGCAATCTTAACACGTACTGTACCAGGGATAATCTTACGACCAATCAAAGAAGAGTAGTCAGCATTAGTAGTCGGAGTAATATTCAAAGTAAAGTTACCCATAGCTTGAATATCCTGATAGTTATCCGGACCTAAGTTAGGAATAACAGAACGCATATCAGTTACACCCAAAACGTCGAACCAATAGAACAAACCATTAGGCTGATCAAAGTCACGTTCGATAGACATATAACCTGCGAATGAGCTTACATAAGAAGCTACAGAAGCATTGAAATACTGAGTAGACAGCAACGGAGTTTCTGCATAACCAGAGAAAGTCTTCTGCAGCAAATTACCTGCATTACCTAGACCAAACAAATCTTTCATTTCATCGTTACGAGAGAACATCTTAGCATATTCACGAGAACGAAGGTTAGCATCTTCTGCTGATACTGAGCTATTAATAAGAGCCTCCATCATTGAAGGAGTCTGCATCATTTGCAAATACTGTGTATTCATAATGTATATAATGTTTTTATTATTTTTAGTTTATGTAAAATGGTTTTTGAGGATAACCATAAACCTATCTATTTATATTTAATTACTTACGAAAACTATTTCCAGTCAACCATGATACTAGAGTATCATTTGTATCACTGAATTTCTTTTCTGAGAACTGAGCTTCCTGAAGATCTTGTTCTTGAGCCTGTGCAGGAGCTTGTTTTGCTTCCATAATTTGCTGAGCTGCTTCTTCTGCTACTGCTTGGATACTTTGAACTGCCTGAAGTGCTTTATCTTCAATAGCTTCAACACTAGTAGCACCACCTTGTGCAGGAGCAACACCTGCCGGAACTGCTACTTCCTGAGGAGCTACAGCATTAGGATCAGCTAAAGGAATTACAGGAGTATTAGGATCTACTTCTCCAGCAGGAACAGGAACTGCACCTACAACATCTGAGAAGAATTTATTAAGAATAGGATCTTCATAATCTCCTGAGAATTTCTTTTCTTCTTTATCAATAGAATGTTCTTCAAGTTTGTCAGCTTCTTCTTCTGATAATGGATGACATTCAATATCATCTTCACTCATAGTAGCCTTAGTAAATTCACCATTTTCCTTATCTTCTATAATTGCTTCTGTAGCTGAAATTGGAGTAATGATTTCTTTATCTGTTTCTACTTTCTTACCAGTTTCAATAGCTTTTTCTACTGGACAATGACCATCTTCTTCAGAGAATAGACGAACCATATATTCAGTAAATTCCTCACCTTCAGAGAAGAATTTAGTTTCTGCCTCATTACAGTAGATATCTTCAGAAAATTCTTTTTCTTCATGATTTTCAACTTTATCTTCTACTGCAATACTGTTTGTTAGATTATCGGCTTCTGCTTCTGAGATAGGATTAACATCAAGAACTTCTTCATCCATCTCAGCTTTAGTAAATTCGCCATTTTCTTTATCCTGTATAACTGCAGTCTTAGAATCGATAGGCGTAATAATTTCTTTATCTGTTTCTACTTGTTCGCCAGTTTGGATTGCGCTTTCAATTTCAGCAGAATCAGCTTCTTCAGAGAACAAACGAATCATATACTGAGTAAGTTCTTCATTTTCTGAGAAAAATTTAGTTTCTGCTTCGTCACACCAAACATCAGAGAATTCTTTTTCTTCTTCCTCATCTTCGTCTTCCTCTTCTTCAGAAACAACGATATGATCTGTCAACTCTTCTGCTTGATCTTCGCTTATCTTTTCAAGCTCCATTTCTTCACCTTCTAAACTAACTTTAGTAAATTCATCTTTATTTTTATCCTGTATAACTGCAGTCTTAGAATCGATAGGTGTAATAACTTCAGAATCTGTTTCAATCTCATCACCATTTTCAATAGCATCTTCAATAGCATCCTGAGTTGCACTAATACTATCTACAGATTCAGAGAAGAAACGACACATAAAGTCTGTATTATCAGCTTGGAATTCAGTTAAGTAAATAGTATGATCTGAAAATTCTGCTTGTTCAGGTTCTCCAAGTTGTTCATCTTCAACTACACCAAGACCATTCAAGAGATCGATAGCATATTCACGAGCGTCTTCGGGGTTATCAAAAATTCTAACTCCTGCTACTCCTTTTTCTGTTAAACTCTGAACTAATTCTTGAGCTGATGCTTCGTCATACTCTGGAGCATCTACAATAACATGATTTACTGGATCTACTCCTACTACAAACAACGGATCAAACTGTTCTGCTTCACTAAAATTCTTAGATTCTAGCTCAGTAACATCCATATCTTCACCATTAAACTCTACCTTTGCTTGATCACCTGTAGATTCTGATGTAACAACTACTTCATTTTCACCAGTTTTCTCTACTTTAAGATCACCTACTTTAGCTGTTTCTTCTGATTCAATAACTTCTGAGAATAATCTTTCACAAAATTCTTGATCTGAGAAAATTCTAAGAACTACGCTATTATCAGTACTTACAGAGAATTCTTTTTCTTCGCATTCTTCTACAGCTTCAGGACCTTCTTGTGCAGTAATTTCTACACTTTCTTCATGACCAGCTGCTGGATTTAAACCACCATCAGGAAGATTTGGTGCAATAACAGCACTACCATCCATATGATTTTCAACTTCCTCGTCAGCTGCACCTACCTGATTACCCGGAGTTACTCCATCCCCTTCCGGATGAAGATATCCCTCGATTTGTTCAGATTGTTCAGCTGGATACATATCATAAGTATCATCCTCATCAGAAGCCTTTTCAACGATAGTAACTTCGCCATTTTCCTTGTCTGTTACTGAAACTTTACCGTCACCGATATTTTCATATTTTACTTCTTCAGTATCAACAGAGCCATTAGCCTTAGCATCTTCAATATCTTTGGCTACTTGCTTTGCTAATTCTTCATCCTTATCCTCTACAGCTGAGAATAGGACTTCCATAAATCTTGTATTTTTCATACTGAGTTTTATAAATATTTTATTTCATTATATCAACTTGATTTCCTTGAATTTTGATTACTCCACGATCAATTAATATATCTATTATATTATCTGGAGCATCATCATATCTCTCTTCTAGGATCTTTGTAAATTCTTTAATTCCCATTGCAGAATTACCAAACTCTATCTTTAAGTCTCCAATAATTCCAGAATCTTTAATCCAATCCTCTACTTCTTCAGTGCTAGAGAACTCAACTTCTTTCATTTCTTCAAGTGGAAGAGAATGAGCTTTTTTAATTAGCATTATACCTTTCGGTCCTAAAGATCCTTTAGATTCTAACATATTAATTATGTCTTCCTTAGGTCCTTCTATTGGGTCTAAATCCAAAATCTTAGTCACTGATACGATTAACTTAGAGAATAATTTAGATTGTAAGAATGCAGTTTCAGGAATAGTAACTTTATTATCTTCATCAGTACTAGCAAAACCTTTTTCAACTAAATCTTCGGCGGAAATACCAAATGCCTTAACAACTTCTGATTCATTTAAAGTTTTGCCAGAAAATTCTTTTAATTTTACCTCAAATTCGTTCGACGGTTCTGAAAATTCTTTTTGTACAGCGGCATTATTATCTCCGCCGAATAACGAACGTCTTGAGAATCCTTTTTCTACTTCTTCAATTTTTGATACTTCGACTTGTACAGCTTCAGGAGTATTTTCAGGACTTGGTGTAACTTCTAAAACATTAAATCTATTTACAGCTCCACATTTAGGACATAAGAAGTTAGTTGTAGTGGCTAAAGTATCCATAATATAACCACAATCTCTACACTGAATTTTCTTATATTCTGCCTGAGTTACTCCACCTGAAAATAACTTGCGCCGTGGAGAAATCGAAGAAGAGAATAATTTACGTCTTTCTACTTTCATAATCTTTTAACTGTTTTCTTCAGGGTTTTCTTCTTCTACTGGCTCTTCTTTCTTCGTACCATTCTTCGGCGCGAATATTTCCTCTAACATTGCATTAACAAAGTCAGAATAAGCAGCTTGAATTTTTTGATATCTTGCCTTAGATATTGCATTAGTTTTAGATACCTCAGACATAGCCATCTTATATGGTAAGAACAATTTTTGTACACTTATCAATGTATTTATAAAATTTATTTATAATTTAGACTATATCTTCTGTCTATTTTGACAGTTTATATACATAGTCGTTGAACAAATCACTTCTTTAGATTTATCTAAGTATGATTTGATGCTGATTTATCTCATTTAGATATTTCCAGCAATTCATATAAAAAACGCATATTATTTACGTACATTCTTACCTAAACTAGAAGCACCAAGTAATGTTCCTGGATTTTTTCCATTCATGATTTCTGGTGTAATCGACTTCATAATATCCAAAAGATCTGTAGTAAACAAAGACTTCATGATTTTAAGTGTTTCTGGATCTATTTTCTCTGGGCCGCCTTGCTGTTTTAGAAGTTGTTTGTAAGATAGAATCAATACACGAAATCTTTGACGAGTTGAATACTTTGATTCACGAATTCTATCTCTTAATGCAATTACTGAGAAATCTTTTTGAACAGGTTCTTTTGGCATCTTACTAATGGATTCTAAAACTTCTTCTACCATTCCATCTGCGGAGAAAACTTTTGCTTTTAACTTTGTAAATTTTCCATCAATCTTGGATGATTTTAACATATCTCCACATCCAAGAGAATTTAAATCAGAGAAAGCTTTTACTTTAAGTCCTTTAAATTCAAAATCCTTTGGAGTATATTCTATATCCGAAAAGTTTTTTTCTTCCCCATCAGATATTAGATTTCCTTCATCATCCCAAGTCTGTACTACTTGAGCTTGTTTCCAAGAAGGGTTCAAAGTAACATCTAATCCCTTGATACTTACTAATTTACGTAATGTATCTACTCCAGAAGTAGATGAATCCCAATATCCCAATTATTTAACTAATTTATAATTAATTGTAGACTATATTATCTAAGAAAATTTCTTAGTGTTTACTCTAGTCGTTGAGAAACTATTTTTATTAATAGTTTTTGCTGATTTAATTTATTATTTTTCCAGCAATTAAAAACATTTTCATGAATTAACTTTGAATTCATGCCTCAGATATTGTTTAAGGATAACTGCACTTACTCCAGGACGAACTCCGGCCTTTAATAAGTACTTTAATCTTTTTATGTTTTGTGCAGCCTCATCATCTGCTAAGGCTTCATCAAATAACTCTATTTCAGCATAACACCAAGAATCAGGCATAAGCTCTAATTTTGTTACATAAAATACAGGAGCAGCAGCCTCTGTACAAAGTAACATCATATCATCTTTACCCACAGTCTTAGATAATGCTGTTCCTGAGTTTTTTGCATTAGCCAAATTTCTTGCTCTGTGAGTTAAACCTCCCAACATATTCTTCGATTCAATAGAGCTTTTATAAGCATCACTATTGAGATAATCTTGAAGAACTTGTGCTGGAATATGACTCCCATCACTTGCTAAAATTTGGCTGCTTGTTGAAAATAATTTAACTCTACAGCGCATAATTAATTTTTTTTTTATTTATATTTTATATAAACTTTTATAATCTATTAATGTATTTGGATCTATTCCATATTTTATTGTTTTATTTAAAAAATCAGATACTTTTTCATATGTATTTAATATATACGGAACTTCTAAAAGAATAATATCTCCATTACTATTTTTACAATAATCTCTAACGTCTGTATCTCGTTGAAACTGTTTGATAAAATCATCTTCTACCCAATTATAAAAATTTTTAAATTTATTGTAGTGTTGTTCTCCGTGATATTCAATCCAGTAAGTTTGATTATTTACTACTATAGAGAAATCTATTCGAACAGATTTAGTTTTATCTTTTCTAATATTATTTACAACTACTTCATCTAAATAACTTATTTGAAAATTTTTTAACCAGGTTATAATTAATAATTCTCCAGTAGATTTATTGATTATAGGATTTCCCATTTTTCTATGTATATGATCTACTGGGGACATTTTAAATACATCTCCAGTACAATTATCTAAAATAGTTATTGGAGTTACGTAATTGATATAATCATCTAAATATGTATATCTATCTCCATGTACTTTTCTTGCTTCTACCAAAAATTGACTATCTGTCTTTTTATGTTTAATAGCTCTTTTATAAGCTCCTAATATAAAATTATCTTTCTTTTCTACAATAAAATGTAAAAAATTAGTTTCCCAATTTCCTATTGTATCTCCAGTAAAAGGATTTATTTCATTTACAAATACAGAAAACTTACTAGTTTTATTTTTAATAAATTCACATGTATTCGTAAAATCATATTCATATTTATATTCTGAATATTCCCTTGATAAATTAAACTGTTCAATTAAATCACTTTTTATCATGAGAAAATCACAAACATAATTAGGATCTTCTCTTAATCTATTCTTTATGTATTCAGTAGTATGAAAATACTTATCTGAATAATAGTACTCTATTTTCTTATCTATCCAATATTCAGTATATAATTTACTTATTGGCAGTTTTAAAATCCATCTACACTCCCATTCTAGAAAATTAATCCCTAATCTATTTTCAATAGAGTGTTTTAATTTTGAAAAATTATTATACCAAATTCCTAGTTCAGGAACATAAAATAATTTAACTAACTTATTTCCTTCTTTTATTGTTAATACTATCTTATAATTTTCTGATAATTCTATTGGAACTGGTAAAAATTTATTATCAATTGACTCATTAGTTATCACATTATCTACATATTCAAATGAATCTATCCGTTCTACAATAAATTCATTCCCTCTCTTAGGTCTATTAATTTTATAAAGTTTTACTAAATTTTGTATAGTATTAGCAGAAACTTTATAAATATTTCCGATTTCTTTATAGGTTAAATGTTTTTTGATAAGATTTTCAATATCTTCTTTGCTAATATTTCTATCAACTAAAGATATATTTTTCTTTTCATATTCAATGCCTAATCTTTTTATTCTAAGTCTAGTTGCACCTTCTGTTAAGTTATATAATTTAGAAATTTCAGAAATAGTTAGTTTTTTATCAAAAAGAAGTATTTCTATATCTTCTTTAGATATTATAGTTTTTCTTTCTGAGATATCAATTCCAAATCTTTTTATAGCTTTATGAACAGCACTTTCACTTGTAATTCCATAATGATTAGCTATCTCTTTATATGTTAGTTTCTTATCAAATAATAAATACTCCAGTTCTTCTTTGTTCCAATCAATCTTTCTTTTCATTTATTCTACTTATAGCTTCCCAAGATATCAAACTTTAAATTTATTTAATTTTCATTAGTGGAAGAGTAACTCGCGACTTTTACTCTTCCTTAGTGATTTTGAATAAATGAAAATTAAATATAAATTCCACGATATCTCATCGTCTATTTATCTAGGTCGAGATGACACGGCTCAAACGTGCGACTTCTTGGTCCCAAACCAAGCGTTCTATCTACTGAACTACATCTCGAATCTATTCTATTTATTCTTCTTTCTTTTTTCATTCCATTTTCGAATAGCTATTTTCCCTGATACATATGCACCACCAATAGGAAGTGCTGCAATAGTTCCTGCGATAGCTGCTTGTTTTGTTTTTCCAGCTTTTGCAAGTTTGGCAGCAACAACTCCAGGAACAATATCAGATGTTCCAAGAATTATAGCTTCATCTGGGTGTTTCTTTACATACTCCACCACCTTCTTACCAGTTTCTTTAGGATGAGTTACTGTATGTTCAATAGATTTTCCTATTTCTTTAACTTTATCAGTAACTTTACTAAATCTTTTAACTCTCAACATAGTTTTTATTAGTTATTATTATTTTCTTTCGTTGAACTATCCTGACTCGAACAGGAAATCCCAGAACCAAAATCTGGTGTATTGCCAATTATACTATAGTTCAATCATTTCTCCATAAAATATATTTTTGGAGTTTCTGATATAATTTCAAATCCAAGTTTCTTATATAAATTTATCGCATTTATATTTTTCTTTGATACTGTAAGTTTATTAGCCCCAGAAGAATTTATCAAATCAGTTGCTATTCCTTTTCCTCTATACCCCGGAGAAACTTCTAGAGCAATAATAGTATCTTCTTCGCACGCTATATATCCCACCAACTCATCTTTGGCTGGGTTTATTAATAATTTTCCAGCCGTTTTTCCTGGTGTATTTCTTGCGTGCTTTAACATATTCTCCTGTGACTTATATTTTTCTATATTTTCTTTGGTCCAGGGAAGTTCTTTATATTTTTGTTTTCGTAGTATTATCATAAGCTCTAAAAACCTTATATGTGTAATAATAAATATAGAAAATTATGAAAAATTTAAAAGTAGGAGATAAAGTTAAATCTCGTAAAACAGGATTTTATGGAGTAGTAACTGATGTAGATATTACTCCTAATAAATTATTTGTTAAAGTTAAATTAATGTTAAACGATAGAGAAGTAGAAATTCCAAAAAGCGTTCTGGATTATGTTACTCCAGAAGAATGGGAATTTGTAAAACGTATGGAAGAAAGAGATTGAAATATATCTCTTTTCTTTTTTTTCTGTTCCTAGGACTTGATCGAACAATAGACCACTTTCCTCTGGCCATCCTAGGAATTGATTATATATTATGGAAAAAGAATCTTAAAATATATTTTCCAACATGTTTTGAAGTTCTTTTTGTGACTCTTCTCTTGGATCCGCTGTTATTTTAGTAAGAGATTCGAGTTGTTTAGCTATTCCTGAAGAATATCCCATCTCTTCTCCTTCATCAATAGATAATTTTAAAGAATAAACACTAGAAGCTAAAGCATCCCATAAATCCTTGCTTCCTGGCTTAGAACCATCAGGATTATCAAATAATGGAGATATTGATGCTTTTTTAGGATGATCTACTTTACGTTTTGGACCAACATATCTTAAATCATATGCCTCTCTTTGTAATCTTTTATATTCAGGAATTTCAAGAAGTTCATTGTTTATTATATACTTCAAATAAAGAGCCGGTTCACAAGGAGTATTATCTGTAGAAATTCTCCCATTATTTCTAATTCCTTCTCTTTCACAATATTGAAGTATTTGTTTAGAAAAAGCTTGGTCAGCACTAACTATAATATTAAATTTCTTGTTAAGATCTTCTATAAACTGCTCTATGTGAAATAAACTCGTCTCTTGTCCTTCTAACCTAGATACACCTAAAACAAAATGACACTTAATTTTAGGAACTAAAGTACCATTTATATTTTCCCAATGATCAAAACTAACTGCTGCTATTCCAGTTGTATCATCTACTACACCTAAGTCAAGACCTAGCCATATAGGAGTACCTCTTGGAATAAGATTAATCATTTTTTCTACATGATTAATAATCCTATCTTCTTTATCATAAAAATCAACTGTAATAATTTCAGGAATTCTATTCTTTATTGTTGAACATTTAGATAAGTGTTCTATAGTACCTCCAAAAAAACTATCTGATGATCCTGTATTAATACCAGATTTATCTTGAAGAGCTTTAATCAAATCAGATTTAAATTCTCCAAATAATTGAATAGGTACATGTTCCACTCTATCAGGGTCTTGATCATCTTCTAATTTATAGTTCTCTTCTTTATCATTTTTATTTAATATTCTTGGAGGATATTTACCATCTCCAGTATAAACTGAGAAAGTTATTCCCCTTGAACGTTCGTACAGATTTTTTCTAACTTCATAATGAGAAGGTCTACAATCCCAAGTAAATTGAGGTTCTGCATTCTCAAGAAATATTTCAGTTGGACCACCTGCACCTCTACTAGAACTATCAATTATTAGATTTCCGGCTAATGTTAAACTTTCTTTTACATCAAAACGAGATGTAATACGAATATACGTACTATTTACACGTTCCATGGCTTTTTCTTCGTTAGGCCAAAAATTGACCTCAGACATAATTGCAAAAATCTTATAATATTAATATTTAAAATATTAAAATAGACTATATTATTTATTTCAGTACCTACTATAGTCGTTGAGAAAGGATTTTATTATTATATCCTTTTTGCTGATCTGATTTGATATCTTTCCAGCATTTTAAGGTATTTTCCTAGATAAAATTTATTTATTATCTAGGCCTCTATTTCAATTAAAGGTCTGTACCAAGTCCTCCAGCCAATCGTTCTATAATATACTTTTAATTATAGTTTAGAATATAAATTTAACCATTCTTATTCTGGTTAGTAAGTCTTTATTCGTTACACTAAAGAAATCTATTATCTTTAGTTCGGTATTAGAATTTTACTCCCTTCACCGAGTTTACTTACTTTAATTACTGTAAAATTTCTCTCACAGAAGGCAATTTTTTACCTCTAGGACCTGATGTTAGTATTCTTATATTATGTTTATGTGGTAAATTTCTAAAAAACGGACTTTGTTTTAAAACATCATCCAACATCCATCTTCGAAATTCAGCATTAGCTACATCTTCATCTCTATGGAATATAATGAAGCTAAGTGGTTTTTTACCTAATTTAAATGTTCTCCATGGATTAGATAAACAGCTTAATCTAGCTAGTGTATTTGCCATAGCTAATTTAGATACCGTAGATTTACCTATACCGCAAATTATTTAATATATTTATTTATATATTGCAGACTATATCATCTCTAGTTCTCTCATTCTAGAGTTATACATTTAGTCGTTGAGAAAGGATTTTATCATCCTTTTTGCTAATTAGATTTTATATTATCTTTCTAGCATTTTAGTATAATTATAAGCCACCGATATATTAATGGCTCCAGATAAACAGAGTAATGGTTTCGCTGTTGTTACTTCATTTGGAAAAATCATTTTTAATCCATCTTTCCAAAAAGGAAATATTACATCTCCATGATCAAAAAATTCTTGACTTCCTAGATAATAATCATCAGAATACAATCTTTCAATCGTAGGTGGTCTATGTGTGAATCCTTTAAGACGAAGAAAAACCATTATCTTTTCATCTTCTGTTAATGATGTATATTGATCCCTAAGATCTACTTTTGCTAAATCCTTTATTATATTTTTAGTGGGATCAAATTGGTCTATAAAATTATTTTTCATCTTGATCCTCCTTTCTATATTTTATTTCCGGTACCTTTATAATATCTAAGGGATTTTGTTTCTCAATAAATATACTATATAATATATTAGAAATTTTTTCATACGTATCGTATGTATATGGAATTTCAATAAATACTATATTATTATTTTTACAATGAGCCTTTACATTAAAATCTCTTGAAACTTGTCTTAAAAATTCATTATAACTTGTATGAAAAAAAAGATTTATCCTGATATTCATAATGTTGTTTTCCATTATACTCTATCCAATATACATTATTATCTAATTCTAATACGAAATCTATATATACACCTAAATGCTTCTCTCCCAACTCCCTACCTTCTATTTCTTTTATCAATTTTTCAGATGATACTTTATCTAACAAATTATTATCACTAAACCACATGTTTATAAAGTATTCTCCCCTAGATCTTCCAGTATGAGGATCTCTACCTTCTAACAAAGTAGATGGATATCTTTCAAATATTTCTCCAGTAATAGGATCTTTTACTTTAACAGAAGTTTTTGAATTAACGTAGACTGTTTCAGAATAATCAAAAAAATCTTTTCCAAAAATATTATTTAATCGGTTAATAAATTCTTTTGTTGTTATAGCCCGTTTAAGAGAACTTAATTTCATTGCACATTCAGGGCATCCCAAACCTGCCCCATTCAAATGCTCGTACGGTTTTTGTTTATAATATTTATTGCAATGTTTACAAAAAATCTCTACCTCGGTTTTTGCATTTACATAATTAACTCTATCATAACCATAAATATCTTTTCTAAACTTTTGAATAGATCGATTTATAAAAATTTCTGTATTAATATATTGAGGAGTCTTTTCTCTACTTTTTATTCCTCCCAAAGATCCTTGATCTGCGCCTAGAGTGATTAAATCCTTGTAACTAACTTCCCATTCTCCTAAATATTTTCCTGTTTTCGGAGAATATTCATTAACTATTAAAGTAACCTTTTGATGTCTATCTTTTATAAACTCAGGAACTTTTGAAAAATCATAGTTGAAAATAGGATTTCCAGATTTTTCCCGTGATAAATAGTACTGTTCAATAAAATCCTCTTTTAAGATTATACCCTTCGATGTCTTGAAATTAATATCTCTGGTTAAATTATCTAATAAATACTTTCTAGTATGGGGTAAATCTTTACTACCGTAATAATTCAATTTCTTCTTAATCTTCTTATCCAAAGATTTTTTCTTTCTATTATCTATATTGGAAGCTATGATTTCTCCTAATCCTAATTGTATTAATTTCTTCCGAAAATAGCTACTATCTATATTGTACATAGAGGATAAATCTTTTACAGATAATCCTTCTATCAAGAGTTTTTTTATTTTATCAAATTCATTACTCCAATCTATTTTTTTCTTATTACTCATTATATAATTTTAATCACATCCCGAAATATCACAACATCCAACTCTTATCTCCTTCATAGTAGGAAAGACAGTCGGCCAAACATATCTTTCCCTTAAATTACATAATGAATAAAGAGTCTTCGATATTTTCTTCGTTGACTTTTTGTTCCTTAAGACTGAGCCAACAATCTTAAGGAGATATATTTTTAATAATTATCTATTATGCAATCTATCTGTAAATTTCATATAATCAATTAATCTTTTCTTATTTCCAGTAGTTTTAAATCTAGCTACCTCTTCGGCATCCTGAAACAAAGTGATAGGAGCATTTTTAGAAGTGTAATCAGTTACTTTAGACATCTCACTCATCGCTGCATTAGGATTACCATAATTTCTATTGAATTCAGATAAAATATTCCCTGATCTTAATCTAGACTTGAAATCAAATCCATTATGAGTATTTTTATATAAATTACTACCTTTCCTTCTTAATAATTGTTCTGATTTAGGAACACTTATCTTTTTAAATTGTTTTGGATTAACTTTTGGATGAGTCATATTCCAATGTTCTATAGAAAATGAGGTAGTTTTATTTATATCAATTGGAGTCGATACTTTCGGTTGTATAATTCCTTTTACAGGTTTTATAGCAATTTTTGGTGATTTAAGCAAACTAGATGCAGTTATTCCAATAGTACCTGCAGCTTTTCCCAGAAATCCAAAATTCTTTTTCCTGACTTTACTAAATCTTTTTACTTTCATATTTATAATTTTATTTTATGTTGTGTGAGAGAGATTCGAACTCCCGAAAGCAAAGCTAATAGATTTACAGTCTATCCTCGTTAACCACTTGAGTATCACACAAACTTATTATTAATTAACTGGATAATAAAGATTTCGCTACATCAAATAAAATATAATCTTTCCAAAAGAATAAATCTGATTCATCTTTTTCTTTTCCAAAATGAATACGCACCTTATATTTACCTTCAAGTATACTAAAGGGAACTAATAGTATAATATCAAGTACATAATTATACAAGGCAAAGAAATCTACTTCACCTTTTTTATATAATCCAGATTTATTTTGAAGATTGTACGATAATGCTCCATCTTTATCAATATAGCCAGCAGTAGATTTAACCTGAATTTTATAAAGTATTCCTCCTATATCTGCAATTACATCATATCTATCTACTCCACAAGGTTTAGATGACATAATTCCAACTCTTGCTAATTGAAACATTGTCGCACATTCACCTACATATCCTAATAAATCTGAAGTTAATTTTCCATCAAATCTAGACAATTCAGTGGTACATTCCTTAGGAGGAGCTATCTTTACAGACTCTTCTACTTTTTCTTCTTTAGTAGATTTATCTTCTGGTTTTTTACCTTTGCTAAAACTAAGTGAATATTTCTTTGCACAATCTGAACAACAAAATCTTCCAGAACCAAAAGAACCATCATGCTCTTTACCACAATATTCACATTTTCTTAGTTTCTTTCTATCTGATACTTTTATCCCGTATCTATTTGCTGCTTTACGTATAGCTTCTCCAGTGCTTCCATCACCCCGCATAGCTGCAACTTCTTTATAAGATTTTCCTTCATGAATTAATAATCTTATTAATTCTTCTTTGTTATATTTCTCTTTTCCCATAATTAATTGTTTTTTTTTATAATTTTTCTTATCTTTAAAATTATTGCGGAGAGACAGGGATTCGAACCCCGGGTACCTCGCAGTACAACGGTTTT